AATGGCAATCATACTTTGAAAAAGCACCTAGCACATCTGCACTAGCAGAAGCTAATGGTTCATCTAATGATGAAATCCATATAGTGGTAGTGGACGAAGACGGAAGCATTTCAGGAACAAAGAATACAGTTCTTGAGAGTTACGGTTTTGTCTCTCTAGCTTCAGACGCAAAAAATTTAAACGGAGATTCAAACTTTTACAGAGATGTAATAGAAAGAGAATCAGAATGGGTATATGTTACTTCACACTTGGCAGCAATTTTGGCAAGTAGTAGTACACTATACACATCTTCATCACTAGGTTCGTTAAACCTAACACCCGACTTACCTCAGAAAACATCATTAAGTGGTGGTTCTGATGGAAGAATTCCTACAGCAGGACAAAAGTATGGTGCATGGCAAGACCATTTCGAAGATGGAGAAACATCAAACATTTCATTCCTTATCGTAGGTTCCACAAGAACTGATAACGGAAGTGGAGTAGAACAAGATACCCTTGCAGATTGGACAACAATCGTAAATCAGGGTATACTGGTATGTGAAAAACGTAAAGATTGTTTATTATTAGCATCACCAAGAAGAGCATCAGTTGTTAACGTTTCATCAGAAGCGACCCAATTGTCAAACGTACTAGCGGACGTTAATACTGCATCAAGTTCTTCATTCTGTGTCTTTGACTCAGGTTGGTTATATGTCTATGATAAGTATAATGATAGATACGTTTATGTTCCTGCTAACGGACACACAGGTGGAATTATGGCAAGGTCAGACTTATTGAATGACCCATGGTTCTCACCAGCAGGTTTCAACAGAGGACAATATCTTGGAGTAACTAAACTTGCATTTAATCCTAAGAAGGCATCAAGAGATGACTTGTATAGAGCAAGAGTTAACCCAGTGGTAACATTCCCTGGCCAAGGAACTGTGTTGTTTGGAGATAAAACAGGACTTACACAACCATCAGCATTCGATAGAATTAACGTAAGAAGACTATTCATCGTCTTAGAGAAAGCAATTTCAGCAGCAGCTAAAGGAAGACTCTTTGAATTCAATGACGGATTCACAAGAGCACAATTTAGAAGTGCAATTGAACCTTTCTTGAGAGATGTTAAAAATAGAAAAGGTATTTACGACTTCTCAGTAGTATGTGATGAGTCAAACAATACTGATTCGGTGATAGATAGAAATGAATTTGTCGCATCTATCTTCATTAAACCAGCTAAATCTATTAATTTCATCACACTTAACTTCGTTGCCGCAAGGACTGGTGTTGAGTTTGAAGAACTTTATGGTGCAATCTAAGGAGTAAACAATGGCAAGTATAGACAGTTTTAAAGCACAATTACTCGGTGGAGGCCCAAGAGCAAATAGATTTAAGGTTTTCCTACCTAGGTCAGGTGGAAAGATTGAGTTCCTTTGTAAGGCAGCTCAGATTCCAGCATCAACTATCCCAGCATTTGAAGTGAACTTTCGAGGTTCAAAACTTAAAATCGCAGGTGATAGAACATTTGAAGATTGGACTGTTTCAATCATCAATGATGTAGAATTCTCTGCAAGAACAGCTCTTGAAGCATGGCAGAGAGATATCCAAGAACTAGATTCAGGAGAAGGTTTAACATCACTAGACTATCTATTGGATAGGGCTTTCGTTGAACAATTAAACAAAGACGATACTGTGTTGGCAAGATATGAGTTCTTCAACATGTTCCCTAACAATATTGGTGAAATCGCATTAGATTACGATACAACCGACCAGTTGGAGACATTTGATGTCACATTCTCATATTCACACTGGCAGAGAGTCGTTTAAATTAGAAGGATTATACTCTCCTAGACACATGTTTAGGGGAGTATAAATACATATATTATGGAACTATTTGGATTCGAGATAACTCGTAAAACAGAAACACAACAAGGGAAAGAGAAAGTCTCGGCCCCTTCATTCGTACCACCAGTTGAGGATGACGGAACCCCCGTTATTCAACAACAAGCAGGGTATGTCTCAGGTGCAGCTTATGGTGCATATGTTGACATGGAAGGTGGTATCAAAAATGAGGTTGAACTCATTAGAAGGTATCGTGAAATATCATTGATACCCGAATGTGACTCTGCTATTGAAGACATTGTCAACGAGTGTATCACTTCTGATGTCAAGGATAATATAGTATCTCTCGACTTGAGTAGAGTAAAGTTGACTGCAAACATAAAGTCAAAGATTCAAGAAGAGTTTGATTATCTTCTCCACCTAATGAAGTTCCCTCAGAACTCTCATGAATTATTCAGAAAATGGTACGTTGATGGAAGGATTTACTTCCATAAAGTCGTGGACAAAAAAAATGTAAAGAAAGGTATTGTGGACTTGAGAAACATTGACCCTCTCAAGATTAAGAAAGTCAGAAACGTTGAAAAAGAAAAAGACGCAACTACCAAGATAGAAAAGATTAAGAAAGTTGAAGAGTTCTTTATGTTCAACGATAAAGGATTCAACAAGACAGGTACCAGTGATGGTACAACTATGAGGATTGCACCCGAAGCTGTAACATATACAACATCGGGACTATTAGACTATAGTAAGAATGTAGTAATAGGATATCTTCATAAGGCATTGAAGACTGCAAATCAGTTATCAATGATGGAGGATGCACTTGTTATATACAGAATCACAAGAGCTCCTGAGAGAAGAATTTATTACATTGATGTAGGTAACCTTCCAAAAGCAAAGGCAGAACAGTACCTTGCAGATGTGATGAACAAGTATAGAAATAAACTTGTTTATAATGCAGCTACAGGGGAAATCAAAGACGACAGAAAACATATGTCGATGATGGAAGATTACTGGTTACCACGTAGAGAAGGTGGTAGAGGTACAGAGATAACAACTCTGCCTGGCGGACAAAATCTGTCAGAGATTGAAGATGTCGAATACTTCAAGAAGAAGTTATACAAGTCTTTAAGTGTACCTATCTCTAGATTAGAATCCGATGCTGGATTCTCTTTAGGAAGAGCATCAGAGATTAATAGGGATGAACTTAAATTTAATAAGTTCACCAACAGACTTCAAATGAAGTTTTCAAGAGTGTTTACTGATATCTTAAGAACTCAGTTAATACTCAAGAACGTTGTAAAACCCGAAGAGTTTGACGGTTTTGCAGATTTTATTAAGTATGATTTTGCATCAGACAATCACTTTACAGAGTTGAAGGATGCAGAAATCATGAGAGAGAGAATGGATACAATGTCAAACGTATCAGAATACGTAGGTAAGTATTTCTCAATCGAATATGTAAGAAAAAACATTCTTATGCAATCTGAAGATGATGTCGAAAAGATGGACATACAGATTAAAAAAGAAAAAGAAGAAGGTCTCTATGGAGATGACGAGGAGTTTTAATGAGTAAAGAAATTGTAAATAGTATTGAACGTGGTGAATTAAATGATGCAAAAGACCAAATCATGCAAACACTCAATCAGAAAGCTGCAGAAGTAGTTGACATGAAGAGAGTTGAACAGTCTATGGACTGGATGAATGCATCAGAGGTAGAAGAAACTCCACTGGAAAAAGAAGAATAATGAAAACATTTTCTCAATTAACTAGAGATTTACATGAGGCAAAAATGAAGTTGCCTACTGGACACTCAGAAATTAAAGTTGAGAGAATGAGAGTAGGTGGTAAAAACTATGATGTCACTTACTCACAAAAAGGTCGTGAAGTATATGCATACATCAACGATAACGAAACAGGCCCTTATAGGAACATGAAGGAAGCAGAGAAGTCAGTAAAAGATATGTCTAAACTGTTCAAACAAATGAACTTTGAGGGAGTAGAAATAGAGGAGATTTTCAATGAAATTAATTTCAGAGTTTAACGATATAATTACACCTATCACTGAATCGAAAGAAGATGGGAGTAAAGATTACTTCATTGAAGGGATTTTTATTCAATCAGAGATAAAGAACAGAAATGGGAGAGTATATCCCAAAAAAATAATACAAGAAGAAGTAGCACGTTACAATAGAGAGTTCGTACAGAAATCACGTGCATTCGGAGAGTTAGGTCATCCCGATGGCCCAACAATCAATTTGGACAAGGTGTCCCACTTAATTCAATCATTGGAAGAAGATGGTAACAATTACGTAGGACGTGCAAAAGTTTTATCTACACCAAACGGTCAAATCGTCAGAAACCTCATTGATGACGGTGCGAAACTTGGTGTTTCATCTAGAGGTCTAGGTTCACTAGAACAAAGGAATGGAGCTCAATACGTTAAAGATGATTTTCAATTAGCAACGGCAGGAGATATTGTTGCCGACCCATCCGCTCCCGAGGCATTTGTCGAAGGAATCATGGAAGGTGTTGAATGGATTTTCGAAAACGGTGTACTAAAAGCAGTGGAAGCAGAGAAGATGAGAGACCAACTTTTATCTGCCAAACTGAATAAATTAGAGGAAACAAAGTTAAATTTATGGAAAAAGTTTGTTGAAAGTTTATAAGATATAAATACAACTAAACAGACCATAACAGGAGAAATTATGTCTAACTTAGAAAAAATGATAGCAGAAGAGATGAAAAAAGACAGTTCTGCACCTGTGGCGAAAGCCGAGAAGGGTGATGCAAAACCTGTCAAACAAGGTTCATCAGACGCTGCTGAAATTGGTTCAGGTAAGGGCGAAATTGTGAAGCCTGAAGAAAATCCTGTTGACAAAGCTGTTAAATCCGTTAAAGGTGCAGAAGCTGGGTCAAAGGAAATCTCAGGAGACCCACAACAAAAAGGTGAAGCACCTGCCGAAAAACAACCAAACTTAAAGAAAGTAAAAGAAGAAGAAGATTCTGAAGAGTCAAAACCTTCAAAAATGGAAATGATTAAGTCTATGGTTTCAGCAATGAAAGACATGGACAAAGAAAAACTCATGGCAATGTATATGAAGTCATCTAAAGATATGGAAGAAGAAGTTGAAATATCTGAAGATTCTACTAAAGCAGAAATTGCTAGAGCATTCGTTGAAATGATGAAGAAGAAAGACGAAGACGATGTAGAAGAGTCATTCAATACTCTATTCGTTGAAGATTCACACGAAGAAGAGGAAGAAGACGAAGACGAAGATGAAAACAAAAAAGAGTCAACTAAGAAAGAAGAAGTCGAAGTTGAATCATCTCTTGTTGACATCGAAGTTGACGAAGACTTAGCTGCAATATCTGAATCACTTGACCTTTCTGAAGAGAATACAGAAAAAGCTAAAACAATTTTCAAAGCTGCAATTAATTCAAAAGCAGCAGAAATCAATGAACAACTCAAATCTCAATACGAGAACGAGTTGAAAACCACAGTTGATTCCGTCAAATCTGATTTGACAGAAGCAGTTGATAAGTACCTTTCATATGTCGCTGAAGAGTGGGCAAAAGAAAACGAACTTGCAATTGAACGTGGTTTAAGGTCTGAAATGACTGAGAACTTTATAGACGGTCTGAAAACATTGTTCACTGAACATTATGTTGACGTACCTGAAGATAAGTACAACGTTATTGACGAACTTGCAAACAAACTCGATGACATGGAACTAAAACTCGATGCAGAAGTTTCCAAGAATATGGAAATGACTGAAGAGATGGATTCATTAAAACGAGCAAACGTAATCAGAGAAGCTAGTGATAGTCTATCTGATTCACAATCAGAAAAACTTTCTTCATTATGTGAAGGAGTAGACTTCAAAGATATCGAAGACTTTAGTGATAAAGTTAACGAACTCAAAGAAGCATACTTCCCAGCATCTGAAAAAGAAAGTATTTCAGAAGAAACCCTAGAAATAGAAGGGATTGGTACTCTTGAAGAGGAATCTTCAGAACCAGTACTTGACCCATCCATGTCTAGGTATGCTAGCGCATTAAGTAAACTAAAACCACTAGGTTAATTTCAAGGAGAAAAAAAATGTTCTTATCAGAAGATTTACAAAAGAAATGGGAACCTATCTTAGAGCATTCCGATTTACCAAAAATCGAGGACAACTACAAGAGAGCAGTCACAGCTGTTATCTTGGAGAACCAAGAGAATGCATTAAACGAAGATAGAGCAACCCTATCGGAAGCAGCTCCATTGAATGCAACTGGTTCAAGTGCAATTAGCAACTGGGAACCAATCCTTATTTCATTGGTTAGAAGAGCAATGCCAAATCTCGTAGCTTACGACATTTGCGGTGTTCAACCAATGACTGGCCCTACAGGTCTTATCTTCGCTATGAAAGCAAGATATAACGACTATCCGTCAGCGGGTAGAGAGGGTAAATCAGAAGCATTAGGAATCAACGAACCCGTTTCATCATATTCAAGTGCAGCACAATCGACAGCAGCAGGCGCACAGCAAGCAGCTATCGGTGACCCATTTGATACATCATCACCATCATACGAATCAACAACTGGTTCAGGTATGTCTACAGCAACTGCTGAAGCATTGGGTGACGCATCAAATAATAGTTTTGCAGAAATGTCTTTCACAATTGAGAAAGCAACTGTAACTGCTAAGTCAAGAGCACTTAAAGCTGAATACACATTAGAATTAGCACAAGACCTTAAAGCAATTCATGGTCTTGACGCTGAGTCAGAACTTGCTAACATTCTTTCATCAGAAATTTTAGCAGAAATAAATAGAGAAGTTGTAAGAAGTGTTAACCTTCAAGCAAAAACTGGAGCAGCAGACACTGCATCACCCGGCACATTCAACCTAGACGTTGATGCTAACGGTAGATGGTCAGTTGAGAAGTTCAAAGGTCTATTATTCCAAATCGAAAGAGAATCAAACAGTATAGCTAAAGAATCAAGAAGAGGTAAAGGTAACTTTATCCTATGTTCTTCAGACGTAGCATCTGCTCTTTCAATGGCAGGAGTATTAGATTATGCACCAGCTTTAGCAACTAACTTAAACGTAGACGACACAGGTAATACATTTGCTGGTGTTCTTAACGGAAGAGTAAAGGTCTATATTGACCCTTATGCATCTGTTAACTACCTAACAGTTGGTTACAGAGGTTCAAACCCATACGACGCAGGTATGTTCTATTGCCCATACGTTCCATTGCAAATGGTACGTGCAGTTGGTGAGAACACATTCCAACCAAAAATCGGTTTCAAAACTAGATATGGAATGATTTCAAACCCATTCGTTGGTAATGCACCAGCAAGTGGACTTGCATCAAATGGTTCTAACTTCTACTATAGAAAAATGGCTGTAAGCAATATTCTATAATTAAAAGTTTTAACTTTTAAAAAGGACTCTTCGGAGTCCTTTTTTTTGCACTAAATATAAGTAGTCATTGAAGATATATCTCTAGGAGACGAATGTGATTCGATGGCGAGGCAGGTCAGGTATACATGGCACTGTCAAAGGTGACCCCCTTCGGGGGGTCTTATTACACATACACACACAGGAGAAAAAATGAGTAATTCAGGAAAATCAGGGTTCGAAATCAGAGCCGACTTATTATCACAAGCAGAAGGTCTTTTGACCTCTAATTATCAGAGGGAAGTTGACGCTATCTATGCACACAACGATTCATTCCCAAATGATAAGAAACCTTTACCACTAAGAGAAATCACTGGTGAAGAGGTTATTAGAGTTGCAAGACAACTGAATGAATTTGTGACTGAGAAATAACATAAATACTACTATGGACAAATACGAAAAACAAGTAACTATTAGTGAGGGGCCATTCGAAAGATATGCATTCCCTAATGGTGTAGAAACTAAAGACGTTCTATCTAGACAGATGAAAACACTTTATGTCCAAGACGGGTATTTGTGTGAGTCCATAGTAGACCGTACATACAGAGACAACGACTACCATGACACTGTAAAAAACAATAGGGTAATTAAATTAGATGACAATAAACACATCAGTTCTTAATCGAAATAACTTTCGATTTCTAATCGACAGAATTCCAAACGTGGAATACTTCTGTAGGACTGTACAATTACCTGGCTTGTCATTCACTGAAACAATACAGGCAGCTGGTGTAGGTTTGGATGCTTTTTTTCCTGGCGATAAACTAGAATTTGAAACACTTCAAGTTCAGTTTTTAGTTGATGAGGATATGGCTAACTTTACTGAGATGTACAATTGGATGACATCAATCGTCCCACTAGACCCAGCAAATTATGACCCTGCTAAATCAGCAGAAACTGATAAACTAAATCGTTACACTTCAAACGACTTCTTATCTGAAATATCAGATGCAACACTAGTTGTAAATACAAACAAGAATATCGCAAATAAGTTTATCAGATTTCATGACATATTTCCCACATCTCTAAGTGGTGTAGAATTTCAATCGGGTGCAGATGGTGAAGCTGTAATATGTGATGTAACCTTTAGGATAGGTAGATATACTATAGAAACAAAGTCCTAAATACCTTTACAAAACACACCTTTTAAGGTATAATTATATTATGAATTTAGAACAACTAAAAGAAGAATGGAGTAAAGATACTCAAATTGATGACATCGAATTAGATAAATCATCTCTTGAAGTTCCCAAACTCCATGCAAAATACTCAAGTCTTCTATCAGACAAATTAGTTACACTCAAAAAACTTCAATTAGAATTATCCAAGATTACCAAACTAAAATGGTTATGGTATAGTGGTAAACTTTCACAAGAAGAAATTAACAAGTTAGGATGGGAAGATGACCCATTCGATGGTCTTAAAGTAATGAAGTCAGATTACAACTACTACTTCAATGCAGATGACGATATTCAAAACTTAAATGGTAAGATTGAATATCTAAATGTCTGTATACAGTTCTTACAGAAGTGTATGGAAAACATAACTTGGAGACACCAAACAATCAAGAACACGATTGATTGGAGAAAATTTATGGCAGGACAATAATGATTTTAGAAAACAATTGTATTATCTTAAATGAATACTTGACACCCGATGAGGTTGCAAGAATACATAAAGCTGCAGAAGTTATTCCATGGGATGAAGGAAGAACTGGTGGTAATATGGATGACCCCGATGCACCAATGGAAGTGGAAGATAGTCATGGTCTTAATGAAGATTTAAGAGTATCACAAGTTAAATGGTTTGAAAGAGATAACTTTATACCAAAAGACATTAATGATAAAATTATTAATGGGTTACAGATTGCAAATCAAAATGCAGATTGGAATGTCAGTATAGACTATTTCGAAAACTATCAATACACACAATACACTGCAGACAGACATAAGCCAGGATTCTATACATGGCATACAGACCATGGTGGTGTTAAAAACAAAGATGGTACTATAAGAAAACTCTCTATCACTATACAACTATCAGACCCCGATGAGTATAACGGTGGTCATTTTCAATGGTTGGAACCTGTAAATGAATTTAATCAGTTAACAAAAGAAAAGGTAGTTGACGTACATAAGATGGTATGTTCTGCACCCTTCAGTGCAAAAGCAATTGGAACTATGATTGTATTCCCGTCATTCGTTTATCATCAAGTAACACCAGTAACCATGGGGACAAGAAAGTCTTTAGTAGGGTGGGCATGTGGTCAACCATATGTGTAATTCATGGTTATATCAGCAAAACTAGACGAAGTATATCTCCAAGTCTCTTGCGAACCACACATTGCAAAAGAACTACATCAATTCTTTTCATTTAGTGTTCCCAATGCAAAGTTCATGCCCTCATATAAAAATAAATGGTGGGATGGGAAGGTATACTTATTTTCAATTAAGACAGGTAAACTCTATCTAGGACTTCATAAATACTTAGAACTATTCTGTGAGGAAAGAGGATATGCTTATAAAACTGATATTCGAAAGTCTGAGGAGACGACAAAGGAGGTTCTTGATAAACACATCAGTTCTCTTAACCTTCCTTTTAATCCTCGTGATTATCAATTCGATTCTGTTCTAGACTGTATAAATTCAGAACGTAAACTACTTGTATCTCCAACTGCAAGTGGTAAGTCATTCATCATCTATCTCTTACATAGATGGTATCAAAAGAAAACACTAATCATAGTACCAACAACATCTCTAGTAGAACAGATGACTAAAGATTTTGCAGACTATGGATTCAAAGAAAAAATCTGTAAGGTCTATAGTGGACAAGATGTTTTTGAATCGAATGTAACCATTACTACATGGCAGTCATTGAGTAGATTACCAAAAGAATATTACAATACATTTGATGTAGTGTTTGGTGATGAAGCTCACTTGTTTAAAGCAAATGTTCTGAAGGGTATCCTTGAGAAGATGAAAAACGTAAGGTACAGGTTCGGGACTACAGGTACACTTGATGGTTCAGAGGTTCACAAGTTACAACTAGAAGGGTTGTTCGGTGAAGCTAAGAAGGTTATCAGTACCGAAGAACTAATGCAGAAAGGTACCGTTGCAAATCTAGAGATAGATTGTCTGATACTAAAACATCCAAAACAAAAGAAGATGAAGTATCAAGACGAAATGGATTACATTGTTTCTAGTAAGAAGAGAAATGAGTTCTTATGTAATCTAGTGTTCAGTTTAAAGGGGAACACACTAGTGTTATTTCAGTATGTAGAAAAACACGGACAAGTTTTATTTCCTATGTTAGAGAAACGAGTGAAGAACTTACACTATGTTTATGGTGGTACAGATGCACTAGACCGTGAACTAGTTAGAGAGAAAGTAGAGAAGAGTAATGACAGTGTTATACTTGCATCTTATGGTGTTTTCTCTACAGGGGTCAATATTAAAAAGATAAATAATATTGTATTTGCAAGTCCTACCAAATCTAGAATTAGAAATTTACAATCCATAGGACGTGGTCTGAGAGTATCAGATGATAAGAAAAACTTGAAACTCTTTGATATTGCAGATGACTTACAATGTGAGAATTATACTCTCAATCACTTAAAAGAAAGAATAAATATCTATAACGAGGAGAAATTTGTATACAACATGCATACAATAAATCTAAAATAATGACAACACCTAAAGACCTAATAAAAAAAACACCCGAGAGATATCAAGTTGTAAAACTTAAGAACGGGTTAGAAATAGTGGGTATGACCGTAGATAGGGGAGACAGTGTAGACGTGACCTTACCGATGCATTGTTCTTTAATACCTTCAAAGTTTCAAGCTGGTCACACGGTATGTCAATTTTATCCTTATATCCCTATGACTGATGAACCAGTCGTATCAATTGAAAAAGACACCATCATGGCAACAGTATCACTTGCAAAACAATACATCCCTATGTATGACCAAGCATGTGTGAGATGGAGTAATTGGGTAGAGACCGAAACCATTCCTATCATCGATAAGGAACCTATTGACAGAGGAAGTCTACAAGAACGTATGTCATCACTCATAGAAGAGATGCAAGCTAATGGTGAATACGATGACTTAATGGATGAAGAGTTCGATGATTTCGGTGTCGAAGATTTGTCCAAAAAAACTATACATTAATTTCATTTAAATCAACACCTTAGACTTTTCATTTGTCTAAATATGGGTATAATAACCCTTACCTATATTTAATTATCACTGGAACATATATTATAATGACCGAATTTGTTAAGAAAAAAATCCGTAATATCGACACGCATGACGTAAATAACTTTTTTGAGATGTGCTTACTCTCATTAATTTTTGTTGTATGTGTGTTAGCTATTGCACCTATCGTATAAGGAGAAAACGATGAAAATGAAAATGTTTGCCGTTTTAGTTGCGGGAATGTTCGTGTCCAATGCATTTGCTGATGATTGGAGACTTAGAAAGTATGACCTTAATTATGACATGGTCATAGAACTCTCAGAATTGAGAGAGAGTGGATGTAGAGTATCTAACCACATTTTTAAACATGCAGATAAAAATGGTGATGGTGTCCTCAACAGAAGAGAAGCAAAAAAAGCTTCAACACTCATCTTTAGAAACAAGTGTCCAAGAGACTAATGAAAACAATCTTTAAGTATTGGGTCTTGCCTTGGGCTCCGATTCCTTACAAATAATGCAGTTAGAATTACCCCTAAATAAATGTAGAGATGCTACTCCTAAAGAAGTTGAGGAGTGGAGGGAAAAAGATTTCTTCTCAAAAGGAGATTTCGATGTGATGAAACTTTTTGTATTATACCCTTCACTTATTCAAATCTTCATGTTAGGATTAATGTTAGGAATCTTCTACATAAATGACAAAACATTTTAAAACAACATTACGATTATTGATGGGTCTTGGAAAAGAGACCGAATATGAATTCACTCCTAATGAGATATTACTGTTCGGTTTACTTTTGGGGACATCATTTATGATGATAATTGTTTGTCTAATTTTGATTGCAAACTATCTCTTTATATAATATATAGAGTTCCCCTTGTGGGACATAATCATCTTAGCATGAGTTTTGAAATCTGTCAATAGACTTTTGAAAATAATTTAAAATAAATTAAATTAAAAAAATATCAAAAACCTCTAGACATATGCACAGATATACAGTATTATAGAACCATGACTACTAAAACCAAAGCACAACAAGCAGAACATTACGTCAATAACAAAGAGTTCACAGCTGCAGTTATTGAGTACAATCAACAAGTCAAAGAAGCTCTAGACAGAGACGAAGATAAACCAATGATGTCAGAATACATCGGTGAATGTATCTACAAGATTGCAACTCGTCTATCAACAAGACCAAACTTCATCAACTATACCTATAGAGATGAAATGATTTGTGATGCAATTGAGAACTGTCTACAGTACATCAACAATTTCAATCCCGAAAAGTCTAATAATGCATTTGCATATATTACACAAATTTGTTACTATGCATTCTTAAGACGTATACAGAAAGAGAAGAAACAAGTATACATCAAACAGAAGTCAATCGAAAAAGCAGGTATCGATGGAAGTGGATTCACAACAATCGATGGACAACATGACCCGTCATTCGTCAATACTAATATTGAATGGATGCAAGATAACATGAACCCAGTGGATTACAAACCTAGAAAAGACAAAAAACCAACAACTACCAAAAAGAAAACAAAGAACAACCTAGATAAATTTACGAAATGAAAATAGCTCTATTGAATGACACCCATGCTGGTGTTCGTGGAGATATGGTTGCAATGTCCGATTATCAAGGACGTTTCTATGAAGAAATATTCTTCCCATATCTAGAAGAAAACAACATCAATCACATTATTCACTTGGGTGATTACTTTGATAGACGTAAGTATGTAAACTTTGCAAGTCTAAAAGCAAACAAAGAACACTTCCTTGAACCTATGATAGAACGTGGTATTACTATGGACTTGATTCTAGGTAATCATGACACGTATTATAAGAACACTAATGATGTCAATGCACCCGAGTTGTTATTGTTTCAAGAGAACAACGTAAACATTATCAGTGAACCCACTACTAAAGAGTACGATGGGTTTGAGATTTCATTAGTTCCGTGGATTAACCCTGAAAATTTTGCAGACACAATTGATTACTTACAGAATTGTACTGCAACATGGTGTATGGGTCACTTCGAAATTGAAGGTGCATTGATGATGCCTGGCGTTGCATGTACTCATGGGTTTGACCATGTACACTTAAAAAGATTTGAGAAAGTATTGAGTGGTCACTTCCATCAAAAATCAGAAGTGCAAAACATCAAATACTTAGGGTCACAAATGCAGTTCACTTGGTCAGACTATGGTGATAACAAATACTTCCATGTGTTTGATACAGAGACCCAAGAGTTGACACCTGTATTGAATCCACTTACAATGTTTGAAAAAGTTTTCTATGATGACACAAATGAAACATTTGATACCATCAAAGATAAAGACTATTCACAACTAAAAGAAAAGTTTGTGAAAATTATTGTTGTCAATAAAGACAACCCGTATTGGTTCGATGTATTCTTAGATGAGGTACACAAACAAGACCCATTACATTTATCAGTAGTCGATGACCACAAGAATATCGATTTACTGGATGATGATGAAATCGAGAACGTAGAGGACACTCTTACAATACTAAACAAGTATGTTGATAGTATGGACATTCAAGGCAAGAAGAGACCTCTAAACGATTTAATGAAAACCTTATATAATGAAGCTTTGGATGAACACAACTATCTATGATAAAATTTGAACAGGTAAGATATAAGAATCTACTATCCTCAGGTAACAAGTTTACTGAAATTAATTTAGACACATACCAAACCACATTGGTTATTGGTGAGAATGGTGCTGGTAAATCCACCCTATTAGATGCTTTATGTTTTGGACTCTATGGTAAAGGGTTCAGAAATCTAAAGAAAGATTTACTTATAAACTCTATCAATCAGAGAGAACTACTTGTAGAGGTAGAATTCTCAGTTGGTAGAAAGAAGTACAAGGTAGTGAGGGGTGCAAAACCAAATCGATTTGAATTGTATCTGAATGGGACACTCATCAACCAAGAGGCAAACCAAAGAGACTATCAAGAGATGTTAGAGAAGAACATCTTAAAGATGAGTTACAGGTCTTTTACACAGGTTGCAATTCTAGGTTCTGCAAACTTCACACCTTTCATGCAACTTAAAGCTAGGGACAGACGTAAACTGGTTGAGGACTTACTTGACATTTCAATCTTTAGTACGATGAGAGACATCCTTAGAAAGAAAGTATCAAACCATGTAGTAGAACTAAGAGACACAGACTATGAGGTAAAGATTCTAGAAGAAAGAATACACGGGTTGAACGAACAACTTGAAGCACTCAGAGTAAATCGAGAATCTAAAATCACTAGATATGAGAGTACAGTAAAAGAAACTCAAGATAATATCGAAGACTTAATGGAGAAGATTGGGTCTAAGAACGATGAGGTTTCTGATTTAAGAAAAACAATCAGTGACCTAGACCCTCAGAAAGACAGACTTAAACAAGCAGAAGAAGTTACAAGACAACTAGAATCTGCAAGAAAGAAAGCACTTCAAGAAGTAAAATTCTATGAAGACCATGATAATTGTCCAACATGTAAACAGGGGTTAGATGAAGAACACAAGAAGAAACATATTGAAGAAAAATCAGCAAAAGCTTCAGAGGTCAAGGACGCAGTGGTATCACTCGAAAAGACTATCCGAGAAACGAGAGAACGACTCGAAGAGATTAGGACAGTCCAAGATGACATAGAACAAATCCAAAAAGAGATTGGAGTCACTCAAACAGAAGTGGTATCTAATCAAAAATACATCACGAAGATACAGAAAGAAATTGAATTACTGAAAGGTGAAGTCAGTGCATCATCTGATACAGAAACAAAGATATCAGATAGTGAAGACAAACTAGAAATCCTAAATGGTAAAAAGAAAACACTTGTCGAACAAGGACACTACTTCGACATAGCTGGTCTACTTCTAAAAGACCAAGGTGTCAAAGAAAAGATTATCAAACAGTATATTCCTATCATGAATAAACTGATTAACAAGTACCTTGCACAGATGGAATTCTATGTCGGTTTTGAAATAGACGAAAGTTTCGAAGAGACTATCAAGTCAAGACATAGAGATGAATTCAAATACGATAACTTCTCACAAGGGGAGAAAATGAGAATCGACCTTGCACTCCTATTCACTTGGAGAGGTATTGCAAGAATGAAGAACAGTGTAAACACTAACCTTCTTGTACTTGACGAAGTGTTCGATAGTTCACTTGATGTCAACGGTACAGATGAATTCTTAAAACTTCTTACTACACTTACAGAGAAAACAAATGCATTTATCATATCACATAAAGGTGATGCACTCTATGATAAGTTTGAGAATGTATTAAGATTTGAGAAACATAAAAACTTCAGTCGTATCGCAGAATAGTATAAATAGTACTATGAAGAGTTTTAACCAATACATCACAGAAACCCCTTTGAAGGCAGACTTCTCAGATGTCTATAAAAGGAAAAACAAAAACAGTTTCAAACAGAAAGCACTTGCTGGTGACTTAGAACTTGAGAATGGTGGTAAAATGTTACCACTAGGTAAAGACGATTATGCACTCAATTCTATAATGTCAGTTGATGATGCAAAAGACATCGAAGATATTGGTGCAGTTAGAAAACACATCAAATCAAATTGGGGTGTAGATAAAATTGGTGACATCAGTAAAGACTTAAACGGGTTCTCTACATCAAGTGGTAATCCAAGTGGTGAAGACTGGGAAGCTCTAATTGCAGTTGCAGTTAAGAAAGAAAGTGGAAGGTCATTCGTAGAGACAGATGAGTGGAATAGAATTTCAAAGTACTGGGGAGACTGGGGTGATACTGCAGTTAAAATTGGTAAAGAGTTCATCAAGAGATTTAAAATTAATGACTTAAGTCAGTTAGGTTCTTCTACACTTCCAACATCTACACACTGGACTAAGTATGGTGCAACAAATAAGACACCAAAGACAGACCTACTACAAGACAAATATAAAATCTCATTAAAGAAAGCTGGTGGTTCACAGTTAATGTCTGCTGGTAAAGAAGAAGCAATTGCAACAGTCAATGCATCTATGATGACATTTGGTCAGACCAAAGCAGGTAAGGTTAAAATTGCATCAGTCATCGACACTCTAGAAGAGAAGATGGTTAAACTTTCTGAGAAAGGAACCGTAGGAAGTATCGAAGATTTAAAAGGTAAAAAGAATCTAACACAGAGAGAACTAGATAGGATTGCAGAACTAGAAGATGGTCATCTGAAAGCAAACGATATCAATAATAAGTTAGATGAAATCTTCACTGATTTAAAATTCAAAGCACATTTCTGTTTCGAAGCTGCAACAGGTAACATTAAGTTTATGGACGCACCAGCAGGTGCATCAAACACTATGGTAGTGTTTAAAGATACTGGTAAGGTGTCGGATACACTTACACTTGACACTCCTGAAAAAGCAGGGATGGTTCTTGCAAAAGGAAACAAGTTTTATGTTTCATTTAAATCAACAAGTGGTTCTAGACCATATCTTGCATTGAGGACTTCTAAGATGACTAAGAAAGACCTTGCAAGATTGAATGAAGAAACTAAGTCATTCAAACAGATTATAAATGAAGAGATAAATAATAGTGGTATCTTCCTAACAGAAGAACTACAACAACTAGACGAGTTTGCAATCTTTTCAAAACTTGCAAACAAAGTCAAAAATGTATCAACCCAAATTGTAAATAAGGTGATGAAAGTATGGGAAGCAATCATGAAGAGAGTCAAGATGGCATTCAACTACATCAAGAAACTTGGGAAGATGGCAATTCGAGGATTAATGAATTTCTTCGGATTGGATATTAAAACAGTGAAAATAAATGGAGGTGGAAAATACCCACTCCTATAATATATTATGTATGAATTAGTAGAAGAAGCTAGTAAAGTTTTACGAACCCCACCACCACAATTTGATTTTGACAATCCGTCTCATGACCCAAAAGAAATATCAGATAAACTGATTGAGTTATGTGAACAGTATAACGGTATAGGATTGTCTGCAAATCAAGTGGGATTACCCGTGAAGTGTTGTGTCATGATGACAACAGAAGGAGCAAAGGTATTCTTTAATCCTGAGTTGAAAGCAGTGTCACAAGAAACAGAGTTAGAGAAAGAGGGATGTTTATCTTTTCCCGACATCTTTGTCTCTATCAAAAGACCAAAAATAGTCGAAGTAGAATATCAAGATGTGAATGGTGAAACACAAAGTGAACAACTACAGGGACTTGCATCGAGATGTATACAACATGAGATAGACCACTTAAATGGAATCGTATTTCTCCAACGTGCATCAAGATTGAAATTAGAACGTGCATTGAAAGCTCGTCCTAAAGAAAGAAAAAAGAGATTAGAATATGAAGCCAGACTTAAAATTGTTGAAGAAATCAGAAGGAGAGCAGAGGAAGCTAAGGTTCATCAAGAAGAAGAACGTGTTGACGTACACGCAGATGAAGAACATAATACACTTCCACAAGACTCATCCGAATCTACTAAGTAATTACGACACTGCAGAACATTACAATAATCGTAAGATAGATTTATGTAATATCAGAACACACATGGTTCGTGATGCTCTAAGGTATGTAGAAACACTTGCACTCAATGAGATTGCAAAACATACAACTACAGTAATGTATCCTGAACAAACAGAGATTATGAGATTCCCATTAGGGAGTGACCAACCAACCCACATCGATACCTATTCAGATTTAAGTTCAGACGACCCTAATGCACCACCAATATTTCCACAAACAGAATGGGCTGCAATATGTTATCTAAATGATAACTATGGTGGGGGTGAATTGTGGTTTCCAAAACAAGAAGGTATCGAAGAAGAATTTGTATACACACCTGTAGCAGGAGAGATGGTAATCTTCGAAGGATTAAAATTCGAACATGGTGTAAAGAAAGTTTATAAAGCAGATAGGTACACAATACCTATGTGGTTTACGTCCAACCCTATGGACATGAGACCCGACCAACCAATGGATGTAGTCCAAAATGATATTGAGTACGGGTCATTTAATAGAATAAGATAGGGGCTGTAGCTCAGTTGGGAGAGCACCTGCTTTGCAAGCAGGGGGTCGGAGGTTCGAACCCTCTCAGCTCCACCACGTGGAAGATTGGCAGAGTGGTTGAATGCACCAGTCTTGAAAACTGGCATACCTTTACGGGTATCGAAGGTTCGAATCCTTCATCTTCCGCCATTTTTGTGTTGACAATAGGTCTCACTTTTTGTTATTATACACCTTATGCATGACTTTAAGAAGAACATATTGATTGATTTTCACGGCAGAATTGCACAAAAATCTCGTATTGAGAAATACATTAAGAATGTAATACATCATTATTGTCCTCGAATGAGAAGGGTAGTCAATGTGGATATCTACATTCACAACAGATTAGACAATGAGTGTTATGGTTTCTGTAGTGGAAATAAAAATCATATTGATATAGAACTTGCAAGAGGGTCAGGTGATGAGACATTTGACCTAGACTATATTATGTTAAATCTTGCACATGAGTTGATACATGCAAAACAATTCCTGTTAGGACAACTCAGTCCTACAAACTTTAAATGGAAGACCAAAGATTATAACGGTGTTCCATACTCTAGAACCCCATGGGAACGAGAAGCATACCGAAAAGAAGATTGGGTGTATGAAACTTTTTGGGTCTCAGGTACTTGACAATAACCCCACTTTTTATATATAATTAATAAATCGGAAGAACGAGACGCACATTAGTTGGTTGTGAGAGGTTGGTGCGTATAGAGAAGTTCCCCATACTGTTTTAAAATCAATTAAGACGTGATATATGACTGTGAGGTATGGACTAGGAACGAACAGAGAAGTGGATGAAAGAACAGTGTCGGTTCGGGGATTTCACGGTAAACGACTCTTCTTATGGTGGTTACCTACCCACCTTGATAAAATTCAGGTAAGGCCTGACTAGAAGGACACGGTGTAAAGAATAGGGTGCAATACCCTAGACATTGAACAGTCTCAGACACAACTAAAACTTGACAATGGGTCTCACTTTTTTGTATACTATAAGAGTAATAAAGAAAAGGAGAAAATATGAGTTGTGAAGTGAATGAAGTAATCAAAGAAAACATCCTTGAGGATGTTCTTGAGTTAGTCAATAAGGGTGACGTTTGGGATGTCATCTTCGCTATAGAAAAAGAATTTGGAATTGCCAAAGTACCTAGTCCTAATGGTGGAGTCAAGGGGTTTGTCAATGCATTAGTCGAGTTAAGATTCGAGGAGGCATGTCAATAATGTTATTTGATAATTATATAGAGGTTGGTCTTGACACCTGTAAGTTCAAAATTCACGGTGTCGAGTATACTGCAATTGTTTACGAGGTTAACAATGACCACTTAGTAGTTAAACCTATTAGTAGGACTAACTATAAAGATATCTATGAGACTAATATGGATACTACTTTTGACAAAATATTCCTTCCAGTTAATTCATTTGCAAACATTGAGTTGGAGATATGGATGGACGGAAGAGGTTGTGATAACTCTGCAATTGGTGTCAGTGGGTGTTACGAACCATACACTATGTTAATGTCAGAGGTAGCTTAATGAAGTATCTTAAAGAGATTACAGAATGGGATACTGATATCCCTAATCACACTTACATAGTAAATGAGAAGACTGAACTTGTAGGTTACATTAAGACTGGAACTAAAGAAGAAATCATCTTCAAGTCCCCAATGAAACAGTTCTCTAAATCAAGGAGGAAATTTATACAAATCAAAAGTTGACAATGGGTCTCACTTTTTTGTATACTATAAACATGACAAATTTACTAAGAAACCAAAAAGACTCTCTTGCAAAACTAATGGCATCAGAGAATCTATCAATCCAACATAAGAAAGTATCTACTGCATCATTCGATGTTAAGAACAGGGTACTTACTTGTCCAATATTCAAAGAGGATATGTCTGCAGAGTTGTATGACTTGTTCATGGGTCACGAAGTGTCTCATGCACTACACACTCCATATGAGGGTTTACACTCTACACTTATTGACAACAGAGTTCTTAAGGACTATCTCAATGTGATTGAGGATATCAGAATTGAGAAGATGATTAAGAACAAATTCCCTGGCTTAAGAAAGTCATTCTTCAAAGCATACGATGAGTTGATGAAGAGAGATTTCTTTGGTATTTCAGGTAAGAATTTAGAAGACCTATCTGCAATCGATAGAATCAATCTCTACTCTAAAGTAGGTGTCACTTCAGGTGTTACACTTAATGAGATAGAACAGGATTTTTATGACAGGTCTTTCAATGCAAAAACCTTTGAAGAGGTTGTAGAGATTGCACAAGAATTATACGACTGGTCAGCAGAAAATGAGAAGGGTGATGAAGAAGAAGTCGTTTCTGTTACAGACTTAACTGATTTTGATTTCGAAGAAGATGAAGATGGAGAATACGAAAACACTGGGTCAAGTACTGGTGGAGACGGTGATGAAGTAGAAGAAGAGAGTGAGTCAGATAACCCCTCTACAGGGAACGGAGAGTCCACTGAAGAGACTTCAGAAGATACCCTACCCGATGTATCAGACATGGGTAACGAACAACAGACACCTCTATTTGAGGATGCAGACGGTGGTACTGAGGGTGGTAAAGCAAAACCTCAAGCAAGGAAGTCTATCACTGAAAGAAATGCACACAACAACGAACAAAACTTCCAAGTTGATAACGATGATTGGAGAGTTAAGGAAAGAATCTATGCAAACATGGATGTCAAGACTGATGAAAAATTACAGTACTTCCTAAAGAATGCAGTCGTCACTGTTGATGAAATGGAAGAGATTATTGAGTATTCATTAAAAGAAAATCTAAAGAACAAAGAAGACAAAACAGAAGCTGACTCTTACTGGAATTTTGCAAATCATTCTTTCAAAAAGTTAGAAGCAAAGAACAAAAAGATTGTCAATCACATGGCAAAAGAATTTGAGATGAAGAAGTCTGCATATCTTTCTAAGAGAGCAATGTCTTCTAAGACTGGAAGGATTGACCTAACAAAACTTTCCAAGTATCAAATTTCAGAAGACATCTTCAAGAGAATGACTTACTTACCACAAGGTAAGAATCACGGTCTTGTTGTCTTCATTGACCACAGTGGTTCAATTGCAGATACACTATGTGACTTACTAGAACAAGCATTCATTCTAATGATGTTCTGTAAAAAAGTTAACATCCCATTCAAGATTTTATCATTCTCTGATGTTTACGGTGATGATAATGTAGAACCAAATGAGTATGCATATAGAACTGATGCAATCAGACTTCTAGAATGGTTCTCAAGTGACATGTCCAAATCACAATTCCTCAAAGCAGGTAAAGTTTTCGGAGCAATTTTCAATGCAAAGAAAGCTGGTGATGCATATGGATGGTTGACTCAGAAAAAATATAATGAACTTGTTGATTGGTTTGAGATTGACCACGATGGTTTCGAAAACTATGACCAATACGGAAGTGACTTGGGTCTAAAAAACTTAGACTGGTGGACTCCAAGAAGACTTGGACTAGGTGGAACACCTCTTGATGCAAGTATTGTATGGGCAAGGTATACACTTCCTAAGTTACAAAAAGCATGGGGTGTCGACCTGATGAATGCAACATTCATTACAGACGGTTACTCTCACCAGTATGACCACTTCGACTGGGGTGAAGGTGGAAGATATGGAAATGACAGATACATCACTGATAAAGTTTCAAAGAAAACCTACAAGTATGATTGTAGTGACAATGGTTTCATGAGAACTTGTAACCTAATCGAGTGGATGAAATCAGAGACAAGTGTCAACGTCAACGGTTACTTCATACTAGGTAAGAAACAAGAATACAACAACCTTAAAGGTTGCATTAATGATGGTTACTTCTCATACTCACAAAGTGATAGAGAGTGGAAAGAAATCAAGAAGCAAGGTTCGGTTATCCCATGTCACGGATATGGTAAACTGTTCGTTGCACAATCAAAAGTTTTAGAAGTTGCTGGGGATGATGAACTCTCAGATGAATTAGTCGGTGAGTCAAGAGCAAAATTGACAACTGCATTCAAGAGAAATCAAATGAACAAGTCGACTTCTAGATACTTAATGAATCAATTTATACAGGAGATAGCATGAGAATTAACACAATAGATTTAACACCAGTGTATTACACTTCAACACCCACGAGTAGTTTTGCAGATGCAATTCAAAACGTGGGGCCATCTCCCTGTGAGAAATTCAAGTGTAAAAAAGTAAATGACTGTGCAACCAAAGCTATCGAATGTTTTGCATTCAGGATTTGGGTGAACACTGGAAAGTTCAAAGAAGATAAACTAGAAAGATTGATGAAACCTGTAAAATAGGGTTGACAATGGGTCACACTTTTTTGTATACTAATAACTGATGAGAAAAACCAAAGGAGACTATATTATGGATAAAAGAAGTTACGATAGAAATGAGTCGATTGACATCAATGGGAAGATGTTTCATTTCACCCCCGATAGGAAGGAGTTCTTAGCAACCCTTACTGGGACATATCCCAACCAAACCTCTTTCACTGCAGAGGATTTGAAGAATCTTGGACATGTACCTTACTGGGTCAAGTCTGCAAGATACAATTTCAAAGACAATGGTGTCTTTAATTTACAAGCAGTTGTTGGTGGTTACACAGGAACTTCTATTCCAGTGTCCACAGTCAAAATGACTAAACCTAGTCAGACCAATGTGGGTTTCAATTCCCCAGTTGCAGTCGCAACTGAAGCAGCTTCAATGAATATCATTGAAGACAGTGTAAAAGTTATCCCCGAGAAGATGAGCAACTATGTTCCTTTTGGACATTTCAAAGATGTCAAGAACATCATCAAGTCTAAAATCTTCTTCCCTGTCTTTGTCACTGGTCTTAGTGGTAACGGGAAGACTTTGATGATTGAACAAGTTTGTGCTCAACTGAAGAGAGAGTGTTACAGAGTCAACGTCACCATCGAGACTGATGAGGATGATTTGATGGGTGGACACACTCTCAAAGGTGGGGACTTAATGTTTAGAGAAGGCCCTGTCCTCAAAGCAATGAGAAAAGGAGCAGTCCTTCTTCTTGATGAAGTTGACTTGGGTTCTAACAAGTTGATGTGTCTACAGTCTGTTCTAGAAGGTAAAGGATACCTTGTCAAGAAGACTGGTGAGTATGTCCAACCTAAAGAAGGTTTCACAATACTTGCAACTGCAAACACTAAAGGTCAAGGGTCAGACGATGGTAAATTCATCGGGACACAGTTGATGAATGAAGCAATGTTGGAAAGGTTTGCAATTACTATGCAACAAGAATATCCACCATTGGTTACTGAAAGAAAAATCGTTGAGAAAGAAATGGAACTCGGTGGTCACGAAGTTGATAAAGAGTTCGTTGAGAAACTTGTTGACTGGGCATCAGTTATCAGAAAGACTTTCTATGAAGGTGCAATCGATGATGTCATTACTACAAGAAGGTTGGTTCACATTGTCAATGCATGGAAAATGTTTGGTGACAGAATGAAGTCAATCGAACTATGTATCTCAAGGTTTGATGAAGAAACTAGAAGTAGTTTCCTCGACCTCTACACTAAGGTTGACGAAGGTGTCAGTTTAAATGATGGGGATTATGAAAACCCTATTGACTCAGAGGAGCTTTAATAGTACAATGTCAGTACCTATGAAAATAACAGACATAGAATACAAGTATAATGAGGGAGAACTCTTGAAGGAGTTCTCTCATTATATTGACAAGACATACGACCAACACTACAGTCTAAACAAATATCAGTCTACTGAGTTTATAATTGACAGTGGTCATGGTGAAGGTTTTTGTATCGGGAACATACTTAAGTATGCACAAAGATACGGTAAGAAAAACGGAAAAAACAGAGCAGATATCTTAAAGGTTATGCACTATGCTTTGTTTATGTTGCATGTGCATGACCGTGAAAATAATATGGAGAAAGTGAAAAATGAAGTTATCTAATCAAACCAAAGATATACTCAAAAACTTTGCCACCATTAATAGTGGTATCAAAGTAACAGAAGGTAATGAGATTAAAACAATCTCTGCAATGAAGAATGTTCTTGCAAGAGCATCGGTAAGTGAAGAGTTCCCACAAGGGTTTTCTATCTATAACCTACAAGAATTCTTGGGTGCAACTTCCTTGTTGGAAGACCCCGACTATGAATTCAATGAGACAAATTTGAGTGTGTCTGATTCAGACTCATCCATGTCTTATTTCTATGCAAGTGACGGGATGGTTATTACACCCGACAAGATGGTGACCATGCCTGAGACTGAAATTAATTTCAGTATCACTGCAGACTTATTATCAGACTTACAGAAAGCTGCAAGTGTATTAGGTGTAACAGATTTGATTCTAGAATCTGATGGAACTAATCTTACACTTACAGTGAGAGACAAGAAGAATACAACATCGAATGCATTCTCTAGAATCGTGGGTCAAGGCAATGGTAAGAAATTTGAAATGTATTTCAAAATTGAAAACCTAAAAGTTTTACAAGGTAACTATGATGTAGCAGTATCATCTAAAGGTGTATCACACTTTAGTAACAAAGATATTGACCTTGAATACTTTATTGCATTAGAACCTGATTCAAAATATGACATTTAATATAAATAGTTTAAGGAAGAGAATAAGTGTGAGTGTTATGCCAGTCTCTGTAATACACACGGGAGTCGCTCTATCTCATCAAACCTCTAGGGTGAGTGACACAGTAAATTCGGAGGGGAGTTTACATCTATTATGAAACAAGAATTTTTATGGGTTGAAAAATACAGACCTCAGACAATTGAAGATTGTATTTTACCCGAACCAATCAAGAAAAGTTTCCAAGAGTTCGTTGGACAGAATGAGATACCTAATCTCTTATTGAGTGGAACAGCAGGAGTTGGTAAGACAACAGTTGCAAAAGCTTTATGTAATGAACTAGGTGCAGATTTTATCGTTATAAATGGTTCAGATGAGGGAAGACTTATCGAAACATTACGAGTTAAAATCAAGAACTTTGCATCAACAGTATCTTTATCTAATTCCCCAAAGGTAGTAATACTGGACGAAGCAGACTACATCAATGCAGATTCTGTTCAACCCGCTCTTCGAAACTTTATCGAAGAATTTTCTAACAACTGTAGATTCATCTTCACTTGTAATTACAAAAACCGAATCATTGCACCTCTACACTCTAGATGTGTCAACATCGATTTCAAGATTACAAACGATGATAAACCAAACCTTGCATCACAGTTCATGAAACGTGTGGAGAATATACTAGGTGACGAACAAATTAAATTCGAACCACCAGTAATTGCAGAATTGATATTCAAGTTCTTCCCCGATTTCCGAAGAGTGTTGAATGAACTACAAAGATATAGTGTCGCAGGTGTAATTGACAGTGGAGTATTGTCTACACTTGCAGATGAAAAATTAACACCACTAGTATCATGTCTCAAAGAAAAGAGATGGGGTGATATGAGAAAGTGGGTAGGACAGAATTCAAATCAAGACTTCTCAGTGTTATTCCGTAAAGTGTTTGATGCACTTGAGAAACGATTAGTACCCGAATCAATACCATCAGCAGTGTTAGTAATTGCAGACTATCAATACAAGAATGCTTTCTCAGCAGATGCAGAGATTAACTTTGTTGCATGTATGACAGAACTCATGACTGAGTGTAAATTTAAGGAGTAACTATGGGAGAGTTTGACTATAAAGTAAGAAGGCAAAGACAATTACTTGCAGCTGAAGAATTAAAAAATACAGTTGAATATATTCATGCACACAGTTTGAACTCCATGTGGTATGACGATAGACCCGAAGACACCGAAGGTGGTAAGAGTGTTATCGACATCCAATACATGGACGGTAGAATTGTTAGACATGTAAAGGGTAAAAAAATTACTATGGTCAAGGGAAGAGTCGGAGATGATTTGATTTACCATGTAGAAAGATTACTACATGATAGAGGAGAATCCCTTGAAGACCAATCCATTTGATTTTGTAAAAGCAGTATCATCTACCAAACAAGATTTGATAGTAGATGATGTATCCGAAAAACAGTACCAACCGTTTCTTGCAAACAAGTCCCTGTCGTATCACAGGGATGCAATCTATTTTGCACAGGAGATGAACACTGCACACCACCTAGACAACCGTCTACAGTTCTCTTTTTTCCTAAATACCTTACGTAGAAAACAGAGGTTCTCCAAATGGAGTAAACCCTACATAAGTAAAAAGATAGAGGTAGTCAAAGAATACTATAAGTGTAATGACCAAAAAGCACAAGAATACGTAAACCTTTTGACTGACTCACAACTAAAAGAATTGAAGAAAAGAATGAACAAAGGTGGTACAAATAATGGATAGTTTTGAAGACATTCAGAATCTAGTCGAGATTACTTTCCCCGAAAAAGATGATTTTTTAAAGATACGGGAAACACTTACCCGTATAGGTGTAGCGTCACGGCGAGAGAAAGAACTCTTTCAGAGCTGTCATATATTACACAAAAGAGGTAAGTATTATATCGTACACTTCAAAGAGTTGTTTAAACTAGATGGAAAACCTAGTACAATCGATGAAACAGATATCGGTAGAAGAAACAGTATTGTAACTCTTCTTGAGCAGTGGAAACTTTTAACAATATTGGATAAGGACAAGGTTAAAGAACCTATCACTCCAATATCTCAGATAAAGATTATCCCGTTCAAACAAAAGAGTGAGTGGAAACTTACATCTAAATATAGTATTGGCACTAAAGAATAGGAGAAAATATGTTTCAAGGTATAATAGATTTTGTTATGGGTATATGGAATTTGTTGATGATAGTCCCAGTGGTTATCTCAATATGTTCAGTAATCGTAGCATTAACACCAACCCCACACGATGATAAGGTATGGGCAAAGGTGTATAAATACTTAGAGATTTTAGCACTTGCCGTAGGTAAAGCTAAAGATAAGAATCCATTATTGGATAAGTAAATATAACTAACGTTAGGAGTATATTATGGAATATTTAATCGGAGCAGTAGTATTGGGTGTCTTAGGATACGCAATATACGAATCTTTAAATAAAAGTGATTCCAGTTCTAGTGTAGCACCAGTTTCTGCACCTTCACCTGTAAAAAGGAAAGTTGCACCAAAGAAAGTGGTACCACAAGTTGCAGAGTTGAAAACAATGACTAAGCAACAGTTGGTAGAGTTTGCAGACAAAAACAACATTAAAGTTGTCAAGTCTAAAACTAAAGCTGACATTATCAGAACTATTTCTTCAGCAAAATAAGAAGAACACACTTGAATAAAGGGACTCATTATGAGTCCCTTTTTTTTTACTTTGAAGAAACGGATATTATTATAAATAACAGTATGGACTTTATGTTTGAATTGATAAGTGAATTGGGATTTCCTATAGCAGGTGGAATTGTTATGGGAGTGTTCATATTCGTTATCATCAAACAGATTCTACAAGGAATCGTAGACCAAATAAAAACACTAACAATGTTTTGTAAATCTCTAGAGAATCGTGCAAGAACGATGTCCAACGAGATGACAAAGATAGACATGTTAGTCTCATCAGCTCTTCAACTGAGACCCGATATTGAAAGGGTTGCACGTGCAGAGAACTTCATAGAAGATGGGAAACTAGATGTAAGGAGAGACTAGTGGAAGAATTAAACATAGTCGAACTTATATCACAGTATGGTTTTCCGATTGTCATGGCAGTTGGGTTAGGTTACTTTATATATTATGTGTGGTGGTTCATTGGTGAACACATAGAACCCGAAATTGAAGAAATGCATATGGCATTGATTCGTGTAATCGACCAAACAAGGATGTTAGACCAAGACCTTATAAGACTGAAAACAAAAGTTGATGTAGTATTAGAGTATAAAGAAAATGAAAAGAAAAAGGGAAAAGGTAAAACCAATGAAAAAACTATTTCTAATTAGTGGACTTCTTGCATTCAGTACAGGTGCAAGTTCAGATATAGTACAAAAATTCAAGAACCCCAGTTTCAGTGGGGTAGGTACTGGAGCTCATTATCTCACAATTGAGAACCAAGAGCATTCACGGAAGAAAGCAATAGAGGATGCTTTGGAGTCAGCACGTAAAGCTGCAGAAAGAGAAGCAGAGAACTCAACGCTTGCAAAATTTATCAGAAACTTAGAATCAAGAATCTACTCACAGTTTGCAAAACAATTAGTAGAGTCTATGTTTTCTAACGACAACCCAGCAGGATTTGGGTCATTCGTACTTGAAGGAAACACTATCACATGGGAAGTCATTGTAGATGAATCAGGTACAGAATTTATACAATTAACTATAGTGGCAGAGGACGGTTCAGAAACAGTAGTTACCATTCCAGTAGGAACAGGTAACTTTGGTCAAGACCCTGATGGTGGTTAAAATGGTACGATATTTGCATCTATTACTAGGTGTCAGTATAATGACGGGGTGCGCATCATTTCCTCAATGGAGTGATAACCCCCAAGATTGTAATGACATAGCTGGTAAGTATGCACAAGGTTGGGATGAAGATTTTGATAATGATGGTGATGTCAATGACGATTTGTTGACTGTAGTCAAACAAGGTCATAATGAGTATAAAAAAAGGATTGCACGAAAATATATTTGTGTCGATAATCCCGAAGTAGTAAGACTACCATCGTACATAGAACTTTTAGAACTTCCACCAGCAAAAGAACAACCAGTCATTGCAGTATATAATTTTTTAGACAAGACTGGTCAAAGAAAAGCAAGAGAAGGTATTGCCGACTTCTCAACTGCAGTCACACAGGGTGCAACTGAAATGGTTATAGATGCATTCAAGACAGCAGGTGGTGGAACATGGTTTCGTGTTGTAGAAAGAAATGGTATAGACAATCTCGTAAGAGAGAGACAAATCATTCGTTCTGCAAGACAAGATTATGCAAAGGCAACAGACACTACAGCAAAGGGTGTACAACCCTTATTATTCGCAGGAATAATAATTGAAGGTGGTGTCATTGGTTATGATACAAATCTTTTGACAGGTGGTCGTGGCGCAAGAACACTTGGCATAGGATATGCAAAACAGTATCGTAAAGATGTTGTAACAGTAAGTATGAGAGCAGTATCTGTTCTTACAGGTGAAGTATTATTAAACGTCCAAACACGTAAGAGTGTTTTATCTTACGGTTCTTCAGGTGACATCTTTCGATTCATCGAACAGGGAACACAACTTGTTGAATATGAGGACGGCGTGGGAAATAATGAATCAGTGACATACGCGACACGAACAGCTATTGAAGCTGCAGTGTTGGAATTAATATACCAAGGACACGATAGAGGTTTTTGGGTAATAGAGGATGGTCATCGTCACCCCCATCAAAATGATGGAACAAACGATAAACATCCTACAAAAGAGGTAAACGAAAATGAATAAACTAATTAGTTTAATATTATTAATGTCGACAGCATTTGTTTTCGCACAAGCCACTGATGATAACGAAATTAAAATCACACAAACTGGTGATACATTGAAACTTTATATTGACCAAATCGGTTTTGGTAACAAAATCGGTGGAGACAATGGTTCTTCAGGTAGTGTATCTGCTGCAATGGCAATTACTGGTGCAACTTTAGAGTTTGATTTAGATTTTAACGGTAACAATAACGTCCTATTCGGGCCTGTTACTGCAGACAGTTCATATTACAAGTTAGACTTTACAGGTGACTCTAACGTAGTAGACTGGAAAATCGGTGACATAGGTAGTGCAGATTCTTCGAACATAAACTTTGATGTAACAGGTGGTAGTAATACTTTTGATTTAGACCAAGGTAGTGTATCGAGTGCAGAATCATTAAATGCAGACTTAATATTAATAGGTAGTTCAAACGTATTTGATATTGATTGGGAAGCAGATAACTTAACATGGAATTGGGAAATTACTGGTGACAGTAACAACATTAACACTTTGCAAAATGATGCTAGTGACTCTTCATTAACAGTCGATTTGACTGGTGACAGTGCAGACATAGACATAAACCAGTTAACTGGAACATGTCCGAGTGGTGCAACTGGGTGTGTATCACCTACTAGTATTATAACACTAGATGTTACAAGTGAAAATGCAATCATTCAAATCAATCAAAAAGATTCAGCTAACGATTCTTAATTTATTGTTATTCAGTGGGATTGCTCTTAGCAATCCCATTGGTGACGTAAAAGAATTGACGGGTGTTGCAACACTCCTACGCGAAGACAATCCACAAGAAATAGAAGAAGGATACGATGTAGTCCTGTACGATGAAGCACGTACTGGAAATGGTAGGATGTTGATAGAGTTCTTAGACGAAGAAGAACTTGCACTTACTGAACACTCCATAGTGTATATCGATGAAGCATACTATGACCCCGACCCATCGTTATCAAAAATGTCAATCAGTATGGTTCAGGGTACAGCTCGATTTGCATCAGGAACTGGAAGTAGAATACGTAAATCAAATATAAATGTATCTACACCTACAGCACAGATTGCGATTCGAGGCACAAATTTTTCAACAACAATCGATGAATTGGGTAGAACACTTGTTATACTTTTACCCGATGAAGATGGTATAACACCTTCAGGAGAGATAGATGTATCTAACGAAGGTGGGACAATAACACTCAATAAAGCTTTCGAAGCAACAATGGTTGCAACAGTTGAGACACCTCCAACTAGAAGTGTGGTTATAAATAATATTACCACTGCATTAATCGACAATATGTTCATTGTAAATCCCCCTGAGGAAGTGCAACAAGTTGTCGAAGAAGAAGCATTGGCAGACTTGGAACAAGACCAAGGTTTATTAGATATAGATTTTTTAGAGTTTAATGAATTAGAAGGTGACGCAGGGTTATCGGTTAATGAATTAGATGAGTTCAGTGAACTAGATATCGACATGTTAGATGTTGATTTCTTAACAGACTTACTAGATGTAGTCGAAGAATTAGAAAGGACTACAATCAAACTTGGAGACACACAAACACAAGGTAGCACTGGTGGTGATTTTAAAATACAAGGTGCTACACTAGGATTTAATAAAGATTCACAATATAATGTTTTTGTTCAAGACGGAGATTTATATCTCTATAGAAACGTAAACGGAGTGATTGAAATAATCATTGCACAAGGTGGAAACGGTTACGTTGAGACTTACGTTGAAGGATATCAAGGTACTATCGGGTTCGGTGACGGTAGTCAGGGTATCCAAATTATAATCAACCAGTCTAACTAAATATAGGAGAATATATGTTAAATAAGGCAAAAGAATGGCACGAAAAATCTTTGATGAATTTTCAAAAAGGATTAAGATTAGATGACTATCACATGTTGTGGTTAGCATTTGGTAAAGGTGTCGTCTTGGTATTATTATTACAATGGATATTTTAACTAAAATGAAAACGGTATTTGTGGGGATGTTAATCATCCCCATGATTACTATAGCCGAAGATAACGAGATAGTCATTCCAAGTATTACAGGAAATGATATCGAAATTAATATTACTCAAATAGGATATGCAAACACTATACAGTGTTATAACACTACATCCTGTTATACCAATTTACCAAGTGGTGAACTTACACTCATTCAAGAAAACCATTCAGGTACAGAAAACAAAATAGAACTTTGGCACTTAGATGGTCAAGACAACATCATACGTTGGGGCCAGGGTGTTGCATGGGCAGGTGCAACATCTGAATCATATTCATATGACGGTGTCGAAGGTGGTGGACACTATACAAGATTAGACGTACACGGAGACTATAATCATTTACAAGGACATCAAACAAATCAAGGAAGCACCAGTGGTCACACATTCACAAGTCTTATTATGAGTGATAGTAATGACATTTGGGTAAGACAACAACACGATGGTGCAAAGACAATTAATCTAACAACAAATAGTGATGGTAATGATATCACACTACGACAGAAAGGAGCTTGGGCAACACACACAGCAAACATTACATTATCAGGAAGTGACCCAACTACACTTAATCTTTTACAACAAGGTACTACAACACAAACTTATACGTTATCTCAAACTTGTGTTACAGTCGGAGGGTGTAGTGTATCAGTTACACAGGAATAGATATAGAAGATACGGTTATCCTCTTATGTACATTGGAAACTATGTTGATGTGTATGTCTAAATAGATGTATGGCATATTCAGAAGAAGTAGTAAAAAGATTCGAAGCGGTTCTAGCAAATCCCAAGAAACATTCAGTTGGTAGACTAGACCAAAACGACCCCAAAGTTGCAACAGGACTCGCAGGAGCTCCAGCATGTGGTGATGTTATGCAACTTCAACTATTACTAGATGACGATGAAAGAATCATCGATGTAAAATTCAAAACATATGGTTGTGGAAGTGCAATTGCAAGTTCATCTATGTTCGTAGATATGATGATGGGTAAGACTGTTGAAGAAGCAAAACTTATCAAAGATAAAGATATTGCAGATGCACTAGACTTACCACCAATCAAATTACACTGTAGTGTCTTAGCTGAAGATGCAATAAGAAAAGCAATGATTAATTACGAAGACAAGAAGAGTTCTAAGATAGGACACAATAACCCACCTCTCTCAAGAGAAGACTTTATAGAATGAGTGGTTCACATATGCAAGAGATACAGAATTGTCCACAACCTCTACATGGAGAAGATGGAGAGTGGGACGATGAACTTGCATCGATGGAAATGGGTGATGTAGAAGCTGCATCTGATTTTGTATGGCAGGTTCTCTTCCTTACACCAATAGAACTAGTTTACATAGGTTTTACTATGACTGTTCTTGCACTCTATGGTCTCTCTATTTACTACATGTTTAAAAAGATTCAGAAAAAATTCTCATAATGTATAGTTGGAAAACCGTCTTAATAACGATAGGATTATTAGTCGGTGTTAAAATATGGAATCCCTATATCGTAGAGAATATACAGTGGTCATGGTTTGATTTTCTACATCAACAACACGAAGAAATACACGTAGACGATATTGTTCTAGTCAATATAGATGAGAAATCTATAGACAAGTACGGACAGTATCCATTCCCTAGAGATGTTTATGGTGATACACTATGGGACACTCATCACACTAACACTCATGTTTTTTCAATTATTTTTTCAGAACCCGACAGGTTTGGTGGTGATGAAGTATTTGCAGATGGATTAGTAAATCGTTTATCAATTTTAGGAGCTGCACCCACGACACAAAAGGATACAGGTTCTGCACCATATGTTAGAACAAGTGTATTTGGTGGTGGAGATATTACACTTCATGCATGGAATTACGATGGAATTTTAAATCCTGTCGATACGCTGATGAATAACACATATGGGGTCGGGGTTACGGTTGCAACTCCATCAGTCTCAGGGACGCCCAATTTTGACGGTACGGTACGTTCTGCACCACTCTTAGTTACTGCAAATGACGTAGTGTATCCGAGTGTAGTTTTAGAGACTCTCAGAGCATTTTATGACCAACCCAACTACCAAACTAGGGTTACACCCGAGACAGGTATAGAGTGGATTAGAATGGGTAGAGAGAAACCTATTGAGACAACATCCACTGCAGATGTAATGATATCATATTGGAATCATTTCCCTTCAATCTCTTTTGCAGATTTACCTAATTCAGATATTCAGAATAAGATTCTAATCTATGGTCTGACTGCAGAGGGTTTGAATAATCCAGTTTCAACCCCAGTGGGTGTAATGTATCCCCACGAAGTTCAAGCCTCTCTCCTTCAAACCGTTTTGACAGGAGTTCAAATACAACAATCCTACTATCTTGAATTCTTAGAAATTGTTCTTTTGGTGTCAGTCCTTCTAGTGACTCTTCTAGTGGTCTACAATGTTCCCACAACTCTTGCGGCTCTAGTCTCTTTAGGAATAGTAGGTCTTCAGGGGTATGGGGGATATTGGTTATGGACTTCAAGTTACGTTCTTTTCGATACCTTTTTTTCATCGGTAGCCTCCTTGATAGTTTTTGGACATGCATCTTTCAACAAATACTATACAACTTATCAACTCAAAGAACAAATTAAGAAGCAGTTCCAAAAGTATTTATCACCCGATATGGTTGACCAACTTGCAGAAGACCCATCGAAATTGAAGTTAGGTGGAGAGAGAAAAGAGATGACATTCATGTTCATGGACATCTGTGGATTCACTCCAATCAGTGAACACTACAAGAACAATGATGACCCCGAAGGATTAGTTGAATTAGTCAATAAGTTTCTTGATATGCAGACGAAGATAATCCTAAATAATAAGGGTACTATAGACAAATACATGGGTGATTGTATTATGAGTTTTTGGAATGCACCACTGGATTGTCCCGACCATGCTGAATTAGCAGTTAAGTCATCACTAGAAATATTAGAAGCAACCAAAAAACTCAATGAAGAATTATCTCCTCTCAATCTTCCTCCTATTAATGTCGGCATCGGCATTTCCACAGGAACCTGTATTGTCGGAAACATGGGGTCAGAACTTAGATTTGACTATTCCGTCATTGGAGATGCCGTCAACCTTGGAGCTAGACTCGAGGGACAAACAAGAAATTATGATGGGGTGGACGTGTTGTTATCGGAAGACACTTATAGACAGTGTTCATCAAGAGCATTTTCTGAAGTCGACAGAATTCTCGTTAAGGGAAAATCAGAGAAAGTACGTATCTTCACTCCAATGGAATCTAAGGGAACCACCATCTAAAACAACGATGGCAATGTTTTATACATTGCACCTTGCAGACATTTGGACAACACAAAGAGGATTGGATTACGATTGTGTGTATGAGGCAAATCCATTACTTCCTAAGATACCACGTATAGATAGATTACTAATACACAAGACAATATTCTTATCACCCGTATGGTTCTTAGAAAAAGAAGATGTTCTTAGAAACGTAGACCTTGTGTTCCCAATGATGGCAACTGCATACGTAGTGTATCATAATCTAGAAGTTATTGATAGTGCATCTAAAAGGTGTGACAAAAGGTAACACTAAATAATACAATAATAAAAATTATGGAGTAAATTATGCCACCAGTGAAATTCGGTAAAACAACGGTACAGATTGACCGTCAAACCAAAAAGAAATCAATTGTTCATGAGTACATGAAAACTAAAAGTAATAAAGAACTCATGGATGCATATAACAAACCTGTAGTTCCTAAACTTCGTCAGAAGGTAAAGAATGAGATAGTGAGAAGAAACAAAATTGGAAAATCAAAAATTGTCTTTGCAGATGCAGAATCCTAATCACGAAAATACATTTGAAGAACAACTGAGAAGAAAACTCATTGACCAAGAGAAAACAATACGAGAACTAAACAACGTTGTTGAATTGTTGAAACGAGAAGTCAGAGAGTTAGAATCACAGAAGTATAAAGCTTATAGAAAAATCAGTGAACTTCAAAGTATTCAGAATGTCTAAATACTATTGTGACACACAACTGTCACATAACGGAAACAATTACGACACGAAGAGTAAGTAGAGAAATCGAAGTCCAGTTGTCAGATAGTTTCAGACATCAATAGGAGATAACAATGCGTAAATTTGCATCATTGTCTGCCTCATACATAAAGAGACAGGCCAACAAACTACACGAACTTATGAAATGTGGTAGATTACAGAATGTAATCAGAGAAATTTATTAGGTTTTTTTCAAAAAACCTCTTGATTTTTTTATAAAAGACCATATATAATATAGTACGAGAACTTCAAAAGAGCTCGGATTTGGAACTTGGATTGGGCAACGCCGACATCAAGTGACCCCAAGTCTTCAAAAGAGCTCGGTTCTCTACACCTAATGCCCAGTAGGGGTTAGGAATATAAATTAACTTGCTTTTAAAAAGGAGAAAATTATGACAAGTATAGACGCATTCGGTCGCTTCAGACCACTAACCATCGGATTTGATAGACTCTTCGAAGACCTCGATAGAGTTTCAACTCAATCAGATAATTACCCACCTTATAACTTAATCAAAGTAGATGAAGATTCATTCTTTATCGAACTTGCTGTTGCTGGTTTTTCTAAAGACGAGATAACAATTGAGTTCAAAGATAGAGTTTTAACTATCACGGGTGATTCATCTCCTAGAGTAGATGGTGTCGACTTTATCCATAAGGGAATCTCAGAAAGAAACTTCATTAGAAAATTCACTCTTGCAGAACACATTGTTATCAAGACTGCAAAAGTAAATAATGGTTTACTAGTGATTACACTTGATAGAGAAATTCCTGAAGAAGATAAACCTCAAATCATTAAAATTAAATAGAAAAACCTATTGACTAAATATCCACATGGTAGTATACTATGTGTATATTAATCTATATTATGGAGACTTATTATGAGTTTTGTTACAGCAGGAGAAACTAGAATACCTAAGACTCATCTCACACAGAGAGTGGATGATAACTTTGATGTTATCAATACACAGAAAATGTTTGAGACAGGTAAAAACGTATTCTTTACTTTGCCAGGCGCATTTACACCAACGTGTTCAACTAGACAACTTCCTCGTTATGAGGAGTTATTTGAAGAATTCCAAGGTAAGGGTGTTGACAACATTTATTGTTTTTCAGTAAATGATGGATTTGTTATGAACGCATGGGCAAACGACCTAAATATAACAAAGGTCAAGATGATTGCAGATGGTAATGGTGCCTTTGCAAACAAACTTGGTATTTTGGTTGATAAATTAAACTTAGGATTTGGTAAACGTGCATGGAGATGTGCAGCTGTCGTTGAAGACGGTCTAATCACTCAATGGTATGAAGAGCCAGGTATCTCACAAGATGCTGGTGATGACCCATACAAGGTTACTAACCCTGAAAACATCCTTTCAAACTTGGAGTAGAAAAAATGGCATTTAGAGCAACAATTGAGAGAGCAGCAAATGGTTATGCAGTTGTTATTGAACATGATGATAAAGAGGCAACTCCTAATCATCTATCAGTACACGGTATGTTGGACGACGCAGTAAACTTTGTTTCAGAATTCTTTACAGATGTAGAGAGTAATGAAGGTAAAGAAGATGCACCAGCAGACAGTGAAGCTGAAGTTCTAACAGAAGCAGAAGCACCTGTTCAATCTTAATCTAAAAGAGTTTTCGGGGGTTCTCTTACCAACCCCCAATTTTTATTGAAAAACATCTAGACAGCAAGGTCTAGTATATTATATAATGAATCTATGTATCGAGTAATCAAAACTTACGGAAACGACAGAGGACTATCCTGTGCATTCAGACAATGGAAAGCAGACAGTCACTGTAATTTAATTCACGGGTATTCTCTTGGATTTAAAATCACTTTCGAAGCAGACACACTAGACTCTAGAAACTGGGTTATTGATTTTGGAGATTTCTCTAAACTCAAAAACTTTCTAGAGGATACATTTGACCACACAACTGCAGTCGCAGAAGACGACCCTCATATCTATACCTTTAGAAAGTTATCCCATGATGGTTTAATCAGATTGGTGATGATGGAAAGTGTCGGATGTGAAATGTTTGCTAAATATGTTTACGATTACTGTGTACGTGAGTACAATGATGATAGAGTAAGAGTACACTCGGTAGAGTGTTTTGAACATGGAGCAAACAGTGCTATATTCGGAAATTTTTAAAAGTATTCAAGGTGAAGGACATTACACTGGAGTTCCAACTGCATGGTTGAGATTCTTTGGATGTAATCTTGAGTGCAACGGTTTCGGACAAAAAGACCCAACAGACCCATCCACATACGAACTACCTTTCGAGAAGATAGACCTAACAGATATTACTCAAGTAGAAGAGTTACCTGTATTTAAATACGGTTGTGACTCATCATATTCTTGGTCAAAGAAGTTTGCACATCTACAACACAACGAGACACCCGAAGAAGTTGCAGACAAACTAGATGACATGTTGAAGGACAACTGGCATCTTGCATTCACTGGTGGAGAACCATTACTTAGAGCTGCACAAAAGAACGTAGTAAAAATACTCAACAGAATTCCAAAACAGAACTACATCACATTCGAAACAAACGGAACACAAATTATCCGTGAAGAACTAGAAACATACATCAATCATTATCCTCGTAAAGAATTTTTCTTTTCCATCAGTCCTAAAATCTTCAACACTAGTGGAGAGAAGGATGCAGTCAAACCCGAAATCGTAAAACAATACTGGGAGTTATCACAACAAGGACAACTCAAGTTTGTATGTAATGGAACAGATGAATCATGGGAAGAGATTGAAAATGCAATCCAATCCTTCCGTGATGTTGGTGTTGGATATCCTATATGGATTATGCCTGTAGGTGCATTAGAAGAAACACAACAAGAGAATGCAGCTATGATTGCAGAACAAACAATGGACAGAGGATACAATGTATCTGCAAGAGTTCATTGTTATATATGGGGTAACCAAATCGGAACATGAGTGTAAATATGATAACAAACAATAGAGAGAAAGTCAGAGGTAAGAGTGTTCTTCTCTACAGTGGTGGACAAGATTCAATAATCATTGACCATCTCTTACAACCCGATGTCCTATTGAACATCAGTATGAAATCTAATTACGACCATAGAGAAAGAATGACTATGAGTGGTTTAGATGAGAGAATGATATTCCTTGATGATGTATTAAACTTAGGACAATTCGAAAGAGATGATGCAATAGTTCCAAATAGAAATGCACACTTAGTGTTGATTGCATCATACTATGGTGAACATATCATGATGGGTTCAGTCAGTGGAGACAGGTCATATGATAAAGATGATGTGTTCTATCTAAGAATGATGGACTTACTTAATCACATGTGGCAAGAACAACACTGGACTGAGGAAAGAAAATTTATAATCGAATCACCATACAAGAACAAAACAAAAACAGAATTAGTCAGAGAGTTTATTCAGGTTAAGGGTAGAGATTTTGCAGAGAGACAACTGTTTCAATCCTATTCATGTTACGAAGGTAAACTTAAACACTGTGGACAGTGTAAAGCATGTTTTAGGAAATGGGTATCATTGGTAAACAACGATATCTTTTTTGAAGATGACTATTGGGAAAATGACCCAACTAAAGCAAAATGGCTTGACGAAATTAAAGAGTCAGTATATAATGGTACATATCGTGGTAAAGAAGACAGTGACATTCAGAAAGCACTAGTCTGTTACGGAGATTGGAAGATATAAATATATGTGTTACACAAAGGTAACAACATATCAAAAAACATAACCGAGTAAGGAAGGTAATCAAATGGCATATAATAAAACCAAAACAGACCCAGCATTGGGTTTAGAAATTCACAACCATCTACAGAAAGTAGGTGTAGAAACACCAGTAGTTCATACTGGTCTAAGTCGTACCGACAAAATAGAAAACATAGAAAGATGCATGAAACAAATCATGGAGACTCTTGGTCTAGACTTATCCGATGATAGTCTAATGGACACACCAAAAAGAGTTGCAAAGATGTATGTTAATGAAGTCTTTTGGGGATTAGACTACGAAGCTTTCCCTAAGTGTACTGCAGTTGACAACAAGATGAAGTATGAGAACATGATTGTGGAAACAAACATAAGTGTTCAGTCAAACTGTGAACATCACTTCGTAGTAATCGATGGTGTTGCAACAGTAGCTTACATACCAAAACAAAAAGTCTTAGGTCTTAGTAAGATGAATCGTATCGTAGAATACTTTTCTAAGAGACCACAAATACAAGAGAGACTAACAGAACAAATTTATCATGCATTATCATACATTCTTGATACAGAAGATGTTGCAGTCGTAGTTGATGCACAACACTACTGTGTAAAGAGTAGAGGTGTAGAAGATACAGGGTCATCAACAATCACATCTAGATTAGGTGGTGCATTCTTTGATGATGACAAAACAAGAACAGAGTTCATGCAAATCGTTTGGGGTAAAAGATGTCAATAACATTACCCGACATGATTGGATTCGTAGGAGTGGGATTACTGATAGTAACCTATGCACTTCTACAGTTAGACCGTATCGACCCTAAGGGTTTTTGGTACAGTTTTAATAACATGATGGTTGCAATACTTGTGACTGTGAGTTTAGTTTACACACCTAACCTTGCAAGTCTAGTGATTGAATTCTTTTGGTTTATTATTAGTGTGTATGGATTATGGAAGTTTTATACTAGATGAATTTTGAATATGTGATATCAGGAATGACTATGGGTACAGGTGACTTGTATTATAAACCAAGTTCACTTCAACCTTACGTTTCTGTATTCAACGATAAGATATCATACATGGATGATAAGTACAAAAATCAGAATATATCCATGTTGTTCAACTCACACTGTGAACCAAAACACGGAGAATGTATTCATGACTTGATGCCTTCATGGTTTAATCTTTTTGCAGACAGTGGTGGTCTACAATTGTCAAGGACAAAGAAAGGACTTACTGATGAAATCAAAGATAAGATATACAGACACCAAGCTCAGTATTCCGATGTTGCAATGATTTTTGATGACATCCCTACAGAGTTTGATGGTTCCAATACAGGTTGGTCAATGAAGACTTCTACAGCAGGTAGAAGATTTGCAAAAGAACTGATACAAGATAAAGCAAACTCTACACTTGCAAATGTCAAGAGACAGATTCAAGTGTTTGATGCAATGGAGTCACCCACTCAAGTGTCACTGATTGTGCAAGGACAAGATGTAGATTCATATAGACAGTACATCGAAACTATCGTCAATGGTTTAACAGATGAAGAACTAAAAAGATGTGCATCGATATCATTATCATCTGCATGTTCAGGTACTGGATTCGTAAACAGGATGGAGATGTGTTATGCAGTGTCAGAGTTTCAGATACCTATTGAACTTAAAAAGAATATACACTTGTTAGGTGTAGGGTCACATGAGATGATGACTGCATTCTTTGTATCACCCGAATACTTTTCATTCGTAGAGAATCTATCATATGATTCATCTACACAAGCAAACTCTTGGTTCTTCTCTAGATACAGAACACAAGACTGGGTGAACATTGATATTGATTCACCATCAAGAAACTACAACAGAGAACAGATTTATAACGAACAGTTGATTCCGTCTATTGGAGATATCTACAATAAGAATAAGGATGCATTCCTAACATTCGGAATCAACTCCTTTGATACACTTATCGAGGAGTCAACAAAGTGGTCTAGTAAGAACACTGAAAGAGAAAGACTGTATAACAGTCCCGAAGGAGAAGATGGTGCAAAACTGTTACCCTTCTTCAATCAGATGCAAGTGGTTGAACACTTCATGGATAGAGTTGATACACTTTCAAACAATCCATCAGGTGTAGATGACAGAGGTCTAAAACAAATTAAAGATTGGAATATGTTTACAGATTGGTTGGGGTATCAAGGGACACAAGATAAACTACCAACACAATTTGGAGGAAATTTAAATGAGTTTTTCGGATAGTCCACTATTTGATGGAGGTTTCTACAGAGTAGTAGAGAATCCACACGAGAAAGAAGCTGGTATAGAAATCATGCAAGGTGAGTTTGAAGGTATCATATATCAATATGGAAAGGTTGAGTTTGTAGACGGTAAACCCGAACTAAACTTCCAAAGAACCATTAGAAAGTGGGACGATGAAAAGTGGGAATTAGAGACACTTGAACAAAACGAAGACCTAAATAATATCATGGGTGATATCCTAGTAGAACTCATCCAAACACAAATTAAAAAGGACACAGAGAATGAACAAAGAAGTATTGAAGGAACAGATAAAGAGACATGAGGGTGAAGTCCTCGAAATTTATGAAGACTCTTTAGGATATCTAACATATGGAGTAGGTCATCTCGTCAAGGATGACGACCCCGAATTCGGACAACCAGTTGGTACACCTGTATCACAAGAAAGAGTAGACGAAGTATACGAACTCGATTTTGAAAAACACGTAGAAGAAACAATTCATGTGTTTGAGTCAAAAGGTGGAGAAGACTTCTACAGTCTACCCGAAGATATTCAACACGTTCTTGTCAATATGACTTTCAATCTAGGTGGAACTAGATTTGGTAAGTTCAATAACATGTGGAAAGGTGTCATTGCAAACGACTGGGAAAAAGTTGCAGTCGAAATGGAAGACAGTCGATGGTTCAAACAAGTAGGAAGACGCTCAGTCGAACTACAAGAAATGGTAAGAAATGTTTAAGACTGATGTTAAGTGTCTGAGACTAGACACAGGTGAAACACTTATATCACACGTCAAAGAAGGATGGGGTGTATACCATCTATACGAACCTAAAGTCTTGATACAAGAATACGATGAAGAGAAGTCAAGACTTGATGTCAATCTAGGTGTATGGTGTCCATATGCAGAGAAGTACGAATTTAAATTGAAGAAGAAAACAGTGGTTGCAATATTCAAACCACGTTATAACCTAGAGAGAAACTATCTTAACTCTCTAGCACGGATACAGTCATGAGAGATAAACTATTAGAAGCACAAAAACTATGGGCATTGGGTAACATGAGAAGACATGAAGCCAACGTTGAGAATCTACTTAACAACCCTATGGGTCTTGGTGAGCATGCCGACCTATCAGAAACAATATCAGAAGAGATTAAAAAAGTTGCAGAGTATGTTGACATACTAGAAGTGATTGAAGATTTAATAGAAAGAACTGAAAACAACTAGACTCGAACCACTCACTGTGGTATAATTACATTATGGATTTCTACACTAACGTCACCCGTTTCGGGAACAAACTCCTTGTCAGAGGATATCAAAAAGGTAAACCTAAGAAGATGTCTATTAACTATAGACCTAATCTTTATGTGTTATCTAAAACACCCACATCCCACAGAACGATTGACGGGAGATATCTTGAACCCGTAAACCTAGACTCAATGTCAGGTGCAAGAAAGTTCAAAGAGAAATATCATGGTATCTCAGGATTCGAAGTACATGGTTACGACAAGTGGATGTACAACTGGATATCAGATAGGTTTCAAGGTGAAATCAAATACGAACCAAGTCAAATCAAAATTGCAACACTTGATATCGAGTGTGAGTGTGAGAACGGATTCCCCGACCCACTCATTGCAATGGAAAAGGTCAATGCAATATCAATCAAACCATTTGGTAAGGACACTATTGTTCTAGGATATGGTGAATGGAACCACGACCAAGATAATGTAATTTACATTCCATGTGGTTCAGAGGCAGACCTCTTGATGAAGTTCATCAAAGTGTGGAGAGAACTAAACCTAGACATCGTCACAGGTTGGAACGTAGATAGTTTTGATATCACTTACCTTTGTAATCGTATCGATAGAATACTAGGTGAGAACGAACACAAGAAACTATCACCTTGGGGTTCATCAGAAACACGTGAGTTCACAACCTATGGATATCAGAAGAATGTAAACTACACACTTCATGGTATTAATATCATTGACTATCTAGAACTGTACAAGAAGAATACTTTCGTCAATCAAGAGTCATACAAACTTGACCACATTGCAAAGGTAGAACTTGGTAAACAGAAACTAGATTACTCAGAGTATGGTTCACTTCACATGTTGTATCAAAAGAACTATGAGAAGTTTCTAGAATACAATATTCGTGACGTTGTTCTTGTTGAAGAACTGGAAGACAAACTAGGTCTCATGGAACTCATCATGTCACAAGCTTACACTGCAAAGTGTAACTTCAATGATACCTTTGGTATGGTGAAGTATTGGGAGACAATCATCTACAACTTCCTTAAGGAACGTGGTATTCAGATGCCTCCTAAGAAGATACAAGGTGAAGATAAATCAAAACAGATTATCGGTGCATACGTAAAAGAACCACACGTGGGTAAACACGATTGGGTAGTGTCATTTGACTTGAACAGTCTATATCCACATTTGATTATGCAATACAACATATCACCCGAGACTATGCAAAAAGGTTCATTCGGTGATGCAAGTGTAAAGAAACTATTAAACAAAGAATGTGACTTGTCTTATCTCAAGAAACAGAATCTATCGATGGCAGCAAATGGTGCAATGTTCAGTAGAGAGAAACAAGGATTCCTTCCCGAACTCATGGAAACATTTTACGATGAACGTAAGATGTGGAAGAAGAAAATGATTGAGTATCAGAAGGAGAAAGAGAAGACTAAAGATGTCAGACGACTGAAGGAACTTGATACACTTATCAAACGTGCATACAATAATCAACAAGTCAGAAAGATTGCACTTAACTCAGCTTATGGTGCATTAGCAAACAGATGGTTTGCATTCTTCAGTGTACCGATGGCAGAAGGTATTACGACCAGTGGACAGTTATCTATTCAGTGGGCAGAAAAACAAATCAACAATTACTTACAAGGGATTCTTGGTGATGACAAAGACAGAGTTATTGCAATCGACACAGACTCTGTTTACATCACCCTTGACGACCTAGTGCAAACAGTGTTTCCCGAAGAAACAGACAAGCAAAAAATTATATCGTTTATCGATACAGTTGCAAACACAAAGATTAAACCAATCATTGATGAGGGATACGAAGAACTTGCAGAGTACATGAATTCCTATCAACAAAAAATGGAGATGGGTAGAGAGGTAATTGCAGACAGAGGTGTATGGACTGCAAAGAAAAGATACATTCTAAATGTATATGACAACGAAGGTGTCAGACTTGCAGAACCTAAACTCAAAATGATGGGTATCGAAACTGCAAAGTCTTCAACTCCACAGTGGGTCAGAACAAAACTAGAAGAAGCTTTCAAGGTTGCAATGACAGGAACAGAACAAGAACTGTGGGACTTCGTAGAGAATGCAAGGGACGAGTTTAAAACGTTACCACCCGAAGTGGTTGCATTCCCTAGAGGTGTAAGAAATCTCAAACAGTACACTGGAGACAATACAGTGTATCGTAAGTCAACACCGATTCATGTCAGAGGTTCACTTCTATTCAATCACTTGTTAGAGGAGAAGAATCTCAAAGGTAAGTATGAAACTATCAAAGAAGGTGAGAAGATACACTTCTGTTATCTTACACTTCCAAACCCAATCAATGAGAATGTAATTGGATTCGTAGGAGAACTACCGAAGGAGTTTGATTTACACAAGTTTACAGATTATGATATGCAATTCAACAAAGCATTTCTTGAACCGTTACGAGTAGTTATTCATTTGATGGGATGGAATACAGAACCCGTTGCATCACTGGATAGTTTCTTTACATAAATAAGACTATGAAGTCTTTTTTAGAGTACATTACAGAGGTTGATTCGTACGCAACACGTATGAAGAAACGTCAAGCTTTTCGTAAAAACAAAGCAAAGATAATGTTGAAAAGAAAAAAGGCAATGAAGAAAGCAAACTTCGACCCTAAGTCTCTAGAAAGAAAAGCACGTAAACGTGCAAGAATGATTCTCATCAAGAAGATGATAAAAGACAAAGACTATAATACTTTCTCAATCGGACAGAAGAAAGATATAGAACAAAAGTTAGAGAAGAAGAAAGCAGCTATAGCTAAGATTGCAAGGAAATTAATACCTCAAGTTAAGAAGAGTGAAGCTGCAAAGAGAAAACCAAAAGTTAAGATTGATAAAAGTGGAGTAGCAAAAGGATAATGTATCAGTATAATGTAACAGTAGTAAAAGTGGTTGACGGTGATACCATTGACGTAGATATCGATTTAGGATTCTCTACAGTATTAAAAAAACAAAGAGTTAGATTTTTGGGCATCGATACACCCGAAAGTAGAACTAGAGATTTAGTAGAAAAGAAGTTTGGTAAAGCTTCGAAGAAACATTTAAAAGGTTTATTAGAGAGTGCAGATAGGTTATCATTAATCTCTCATGACAAGGGTAAGTTTGGACGAATCCTTGGTGAGATAATTGCACACTTTGATGAAGGACATCCTGTATACGAAACAGAGATGAATGTCAACGAACAAATGATTGTTGATGGACATGCAGTTAAATATACAGGTGAGAACAAAGACCTAGTGGAACAACAACACTTGGCAAACAGAGAACGACTCATACAAGAGGGTGTAGTTGTTCTTGATTAATTTTAAAAAACCTCTTGACGGAAGACCAATAGGTATATTATAATAGTATGGAAATTAGTATTTTAGATTGTGTTTATATAATCTCTATAGGAGTAATCATTGCATGGTTATTCTATATGGAAGTACAGATATCACAGATTAAGTCTATGATGGAAGAACATGTGAAATGTACTAATACAATTAAAAATGAAGGAGTGAATGATGGACTTTCTAAAACAAATAATAAAGAGCAGTGGAAATGAATATGCATCTGTTGTATCAGATGGTGTAGCAGCAGGTGATGTCGATAATTTTATCGACACTGGTTCATATATTTTCAATGCACTTCTAAGTGGTTCACTAAAAGGTGGACTTCCCTCAAACAAAATTACTGCAATAGCAGGTGAATCTGCAACTGGTAAAACCTATTTCGCATTAGGAATGGTTAAACAGTTCTTGGATGATAACCCCGACGCTGCAGTAATCTATTTCGAATCCGAATCTGCAATCACTAAAGATATGATTGAAGAAAGAGGAATCGATTCAAACAGAATTGTAATTGTTCCAGTTGTAACAGTGCAAGAATTCAGAACACAATCTATCAAGATGTTAGATAACTATCTTGAGACACCCGAAGACGATAGACCTAAAATGATGTTTGTTCTCGATTCACTTGGTATGTTATCTACAACCAAAGAAATCGAAGACACTTCAGATGGTAAAGAGACTAGAGATATGACTAGAGCTCAGATTGTCAAAGGTGCATTCAGAGTGTTGACACTTAAGTTAGGACGTGCAAAAGTTCCTATGATAGTGACCAACCACACGTATGATGTTATTGGTTCTATGTTCCCTCAGAAAGAGATGGGTGGTGGTAGTGGATTGAAGTATGCAGCTTCATCTATCATCTATCTATCTAAGAAGAAAGAAAAAGAAGGAACAGAAGTTATCGGTAATATCATTCATTGTAAGAATGCAAAGTCAAGATTGACTGTAGAAAATAGAATGGTTGATGTCAGACTCAATTATGAAACAGGTCTAGACAGATACTATGGACTCTTAGATATGGCACTATCAAGTGGTGTATTTGAGAAATCATCTACACGAGTCAAATTACCAAATGGTAAAACTGAATTCGGTAAAACTATTAACAATAACCCCGAGAAGTATTTCACAGAAGATGTGATGAACGAACTCGAACAGGTTGCACAGAGTTACTTTAAATATGGAAACACGCCTAGAACAGACAATACTGAAGAATCTGATACAGAGTGAGACTTTCACACGGAAGGTGATTCCTTTTGTAAAAGAAGAGTATTTCTCAGAAGATGATGAACGTAATGTGTATAAACATATTCAAAAGTATTTTGACAATTATAATATTCCACCAACACCCGAAGCACTCCTTATCAATCTTGAGAGTGATTCAAAGATAAACGAGAACATTCTCAAGTTATCAACACAGTTGGTAAAAAACATTCGGGATGATGTAGACCCTACACCTCATGACTGGTTAGTCGATGAGACCGAACAGTGGTGTAAGGATAGGGCAATCTATATTGCAGTTATGGATTCCATCGAAGTAATTGACAAAAACTCAAAACGTTCAACAGGTGAGATACCCGAGTTACTTAAGGAAGCACTTTCCGTGTCTTTTGATTCTCATATTGGTCACGACCAGTTGGAAGATGCAGAAGACCGACATGACTTCTACACTAGAGAAGAAGAGAAACTACCATTCGATTTGGAATACTTTAACAAGATTACCAAAGGTGGTTTACCAAACAAGACATTGAATATTTGTTTGGCAGGAACTGGTGTTGGTAAGTCATTGTTTATGTGTCATTGTGCAAGTGCAAATCTTGTAGCAGGTAAGAATGTTTTGTATCTCACTATGGAAATGAGTGAAGAAAAGATTGCAGAAAGAATCGATGCAAATGTTCTTAACATCCCAATCAAAGACCTACCCGACATCTCTAAGAAGATATTTACAAAGAAAGTTGATAGACTAAAAGAGAAGACACATGGTAAATTGATTGTCAAAGAATACCCAACTGCATCTGCACACGTAGGACACTTTAGACACTTATTACAAGAATTGAATCTGAAGAAAGATTTTCAACCCGATGTAATTTATATTGACTATCTAAATATTTGTGCATCGTATAGAATCAAGCCAGGAGCAGGTGCAAACTCTTACACATTGGTTAAGAGTATTGCAGAGGAACTTAGAGGACTTGCAGTAGAGTTTGATATACCAATCATGAGTGCAACACAAACAACTCGTAGTGGTTATGGTTCAACAGATATTGGTCTCGAAGACACTTCAGAAAGTTTTGGATTACCAGCAACTGCAGACTTAATGTTTGCACTGATTACATCCGATGAACTGGAAGACTTAGACCAACTCGTAGTTAAACAATTAAAGAACAGATATAACGACCCAACTATATTTAAGAGGTTCGTTATTGGTGTAGACAGAAGTAGAATGAAACTCTATGATGTCGAACAGGAAGCACAGGAGGAGTTATATGATTCAGAAAACAATGATGATACTCCAGTGTTTGATAGAGGTCAGAAGTTTTCTGATTTCAAAATGTAGGAGAATACAATGGGATTTTGGAAAAAATTCAAAGAGTCATCTCTCAATTTTTTAGGATTCGAATGGGTTCGAAACAGAGATGAAAAAGGTAGATTTGTCGCAGACGACAAGTCCACACCTAATGTAGACGAAAGTAAAAAGAGAGTCTACAAAAGCAAGAGAGTGGTAAAAGAGTAATTCTTTGCCCCTGTAGCTCAACTGGATAGAGCAACGGCCTTCTAAGCCGTAGGTTAGAGGTTCAAGTCCTCTCGGGGGTGCCATTTTAAAAACGGGTTGACGGTGGATGTCAATTTGTGGTATACTTATATTATGAAAAAACTAACAACACTATACCTAACATTATTTTTATCTGCATGTGGTGGTGGAGGTGCAGCCTCCTTATCTCTTGATACAAATAGTGTTACTCCTCCAACACCCCCAACTAATACCAGTCTTCCTCAGGGAGGAATGTCGGGTAAAGTAATCGATGGATACATTGATGGTGCAACCGTCATTTTTGATTTCAATTCGAATGGTGTATTAGACGAAGGAGAACCCTACACAACAACAGGAAGTGATGGTGATTGGTCTTTCGACCAATATGACCTTGCAGACTTCTATGATTTACCATACAATGCACAACAAGCTAATGACTATTTCAATTCCAACTTTGGAGTTAACACACGTGCAATGTTGGATTGTATTGAAGAGACAATTAAGGTTGCAAATGTTCCTGTAGGTGCATACGATAGTGATAGAGGATACGTAACTGAATCCTATACCCTTTATATGATACCTAAAGGTGCAACTGCATACGAAGCTCAATTCATCACACCCTTTACTACCATACTAGGTAATCTAATTGCATCCGAAAACTCACAACTTACACCTTATCAAGGATGTACTTCTGAAGGTCAAACTGTCAGAACAAACATTAGGAGAAATGTAGGTGTATTTGAGACTGAGTTATACACGGGTACAGGATTATCCCTACAAGATTTTTACGTTGACTACATTGCAACAGGTGAGTCAGACAAACAACAAATTGCAGAAAGATTGACTGATGTGTTAGTAGACATATATAAAGTTAAAGATGCATATGAAGGAAGTGATTATACTAAATTCCAGTTTATCATTGAAACTAATAGTATAGCAACACTTCTATCAACCAACCCTATAACAGACATAGGAGTTCAATTAGAAATGACTTCAGAACCAGTAAACGATGGTGACTGGGAATCTAGATATCAGAAAGTATGGAATGTCACGATAAACTATGTTAATGACACGATAGATTCTTTACCCATAACATTGACCGAACTTAACAACTTAGCTGTAACGAATGAAGAGAATTATTCTTATACAGTTATACAAAATACTGATGTTAATCTTATAAATAGTAATACATGGACTTTTAATTTAAAAGACTATGATGGTGACTATGGGACTTGTTCAGATTGGATGAGGAATGAAAAGATGCATGATGATTTAGTGCGTCTTGAATTACAAGATTGCACAGGTGAAAATTTAACAACCTACTTCAAATCCCCATACAACACAGTCAACTCATACGTCAAAGAAGATGTAGTCGATGTACATGAGGAATTATCCTCATTGAATAGAGGAATGAATAATTTTGAGAGTTTAATACTTCCATCCCTAGGTACAGGTGATAGTGTTAACATTACAAAAGTAAATGGTGATACCATATACTCTTACAACTTTACTTTTAGTTATGAGGTGTGTGATGTTTGGGTGAATGGTGAGAATACAGAATCTACTGAAGGATACGATGGATACTTAAACTGTTTGAATTACATGCAGTGATATGGATAAGAAGAAACACATTAATGAGGTGATAACAACAATCAACAAGAAGATTGGGTTAAAACGAAAATTAAAAGAAGCTAAAGCTATCGGGGATGATGGAATGGTTTCTTTATATCAAAAACAAATTCAAGAATTAGACGACAAACTGTCGTCTCGACCACTCATAAAAACATAAATAGTAGACAAACAGGTAAAGTTTACTATTATGGCAGTTAAGAACCTACATTTAGAGCATTTAGAAGACGAGATTATCAATCAAGGGATTGATGGAGGAAGAGCAGCTATAAACTTCCTTCGTGGTCTTCGTGACATGATGAAGGGAAACTCCAAGAAGGGAGTTAACATGACAGTAAAGTGGGATGGAGCTCCTGCAATATTTTGTGGATTACACCCCGAAACAAATCAATTCTTTGTTGCAAAGAAATCACTCTTCAACAAGGAACCTAAATACTACACATCCGAACAAGCAATCAAAAATGCAGATGAACTCAGTGGAGATTTAGAAACTAAGTTCATTGAATCATACAAACATCTATCTAAACTAACGTGGACTAATGTCATGCAAGGTGACTTGATGTTCACAGAGAGTGACAAGAAAGATAAGAACATTGATGGTACAGACTGTATCACATTCCAACCAAACACTATTTTATATGCAGTAGATAAAGCATCTGAATTAGGAAAAACTATTGCAGATGCAAAGTATGGTATTGTGTTTCACACTACTTACAGTGGTGACACTATAGAAGACTTATCTGCATCATTCGGTGCATCCACGAATTCATTAGGTTCAAACAGAGATGTATGGATTGATGATGCATCATATAAAGATGAAAGTGGTAAGTCATCAATGACTGCAAAAGAAACACTTGAACTTTCCAAACACCTCACAGAAACAGGTAAGAACTTCCACAAGATAAAAAGAAAAGACTTGACCAAGTTCAATAAAGTTCAACAAGAATTTATGAATAAAGGTATGGCAGGTGCATCATATAAGACATACTGCAATGCAATGATTCGTACAGGTAAGTACAATCCTACTACACTTGGATATCTTAAACACGTAGAAGACAAGTGGAATGCAAAAATCAAAACATACAAACAAGAGAAAACCAAACAAGCAAAGATTGAAATCAGAGACCAATTATTGAGAGAACTTAAATCACTTAAGAGAATGATTGATGGTCTTACTGCATTCCAAAAAGGTTTGATGGATGCAAAACAATCGATAATTGTTGCACTTAATAGAGTAAAGAGTATCGGTACTTTTGTAAAAACTGATACAGGTTATAAGGTTGTAAACCCCGAAGGATACGTTGCAATCGATAGAGATGGTAAAGCTGTCAAGTTAGTAGACCGTATGGAATTCTCACTAAATAACTTTACAGTTGCAAAGAACTGGGACAAATAATGAAAACGTTTACCAAATTTTTATCAGAGGCAAAAAGTAATCCAGCAGTGTTCACTTTTGGTCGTTTCAACCCACCTACAAATGGACACGAAAAACTTGTAGACCGAATGGTCAAAGTGTCAAAGTCAGTAGGAGGAGACCCCATCCTCTTCTCATCACACTCTAGTGATAAAGTAAAGAATCCATTGACTCATAAAGACAAGGTCAAGTTCTTGAAAGCATTCTTTGGTAGAAAAGTAAACGTAGTAAACGAAGACGTAAGACAAATATTCCAAATCCTAGTATTCCTTTATGACAAAGGATACAGAAACATCGTCATGATTGTGGGGTCAGATAGGATTGCAGAATTTAAAAACATAATCACAAAATACAATAGTGTAAAAGGTAGACACGGTTTCTATAAGTTTGATGATATTGCAGTTGTATCAGCAGGGGAAAGAGACCCCGATTCAGATGATGTCAGTGGAATGTCTGCAAGTAAGATGAGAATGTTTGCAGAGAAAGGTGACTTTGATTCATTTAAAGATGGTGTTCCATCAACAGGTAAAAGAATTGCAAAGAAATTATATGATGCAGTTCGAAAGGGAATGGGTATCAAAGAGGTCACAGATTTTCCTCATTATATGATTAACGATATGTTAAAAGAGGGAGTGTTAACAGAAGGAGTGTATGACCAAGGTATCTTTAAGGCAGTGTTCTTAATGGGTGGGCCAGGGTCAGGTAAGTCAACTGTAGTTGATAAACTTGCACTACCATCACTAGGATTAAAACTAGTAAACACTGATAGAGCATTTGAGAATGGTCTGAAGAAAGCAGGTATGTCATTGGATTTAAGAAAAGCATCTGATGATGACTATGCACCTATCAGAGCAAAAGCAAAGAAGATTACAGGTAAACAAATGGGTGCATATATCAACGGAAGATTAGGTATGATATTTGACACTACAGCTGCAAAGAAATCTAAGATTCAAGATTATAAAGATTTACTAGACCAAGCAGGATATGAATACAAAATGGTCTATGTAAAAACATCACTTAAAAATGCACTCAAAAGAAATCAGATGAGACCAAGAAAACTCAGAGACGAGATAGTCGTAAATGATTGGAATAATGCAGAGAAGAATGCAAAAGGATTTAAACAGATGTTTGGAAGAGACTTCATTGAAGTAGTCAATGATGATGACCTTGCAACACTAGACACTAAGGCAAACAAACTGTTCGGTAAGATGATGACATGGACATCTAAGTTCCCTACAAACTCTAAAGCACAAGAGTGGAAACAGTCAGAACTCACAAAGAAAAAACAATAAATAGTATTATGTTAAACTTAATCCGAGAAAAAATAAAGACTGTACAAGACAAAGACGTTGAGGACAAGAAAGGAACTCAACCAAAAAGGTATTACGCTGCAGATGCAGACGGTGATAAGATGTCTAAGAAGACAAAAGAGAAACGTGCAGCTCATTTCGCAAAGGGTGCTAAGAAAGATGACAATGACCCAAGTGCATATAAGAAAGCACCTGGCGATGCAACTGCAGACACTAAACCGTCACAGTACACTAAACAATATAAGAAAATGTTTGGTGAAGAACAGTACACAGATTTAGAAGAAGGAAAACTAGTAGGACAGACTGGTTTCATTATTGATTCACTTACCAAACTTATCAAAACACATATTGGTAAAGAGATGAAATCAAGTAGAGAAAAGGGTGTAGTGTTAATGAATAAACTTGCAAGAATGATAGGTGCAAGTGTATCAATGTCACACAAAAGACCAAAGAGTGACTTATACCTTAAATCAAGTTATGGGTTTATCAATGACGGAGAACCAGTAGAAGAAGAGTGTTGGGACGGATACACTCAAAAAGGTATGAAAAAGAAAGGGGACAAGATGGTTCCTAATTGTGTTCCTGAAGTCAATGAAATAAATGCAAATCAACTTAAACAGAAACTATCAAAGATTAAAGGTCTAACTAAAAAACAACTGGAAGTGTTATCAACAATGAACGCTACTCAGATATCAGTTATAATCAATCAATTATCATCACTTGTTATGGGTGAAGACTTAGGTGAAAGATATGCAGATAAACTCAGAGATAGAACTAAGTCTCAACAGAAAGCACATCAAAAGGCAATGATGAAAATAGCAAGAAAATCTATCAAAGATTATGATGCAAAGGGGAAAAAGAAATGAAAAAACTAATAGAAACGTATAGAAATATGCATCAACTTGATGAGAAATTAGGATTCAATGGTTCATATCAAAGAAAGAGTAAGTATGATGGTAAAGAGTTTGATAGAAATAAAGAACTCAAACAAATTGCAAAAATCAAAAAGGTCTTAGAACAAGCAGACAAACTACATGCAGACTTACAGTATCCTATGGTAGTAGATACAGTCTCGAAAGTTTGGGACAAAATGAACGATGCATACACAGGTCTTATTAACTATGAAGAACAAGTTAAAAAGGGTTCGTATGACGGCACAATAGATATGGATTCATAGGAGAAAAAAATGAGTGGTAACAAACATGATAACGGAGTCCACGAAATCGGGACACCTGAAACACTAAAGGCATATCAAGAAGATACGCCAGGGCAAATGGTAGAGAGATACCTAGAAGAAGCAAAGAAGAAGAATGATGATGTAAAAGCAAAGTTACACTTCGGTCAAAAGTTTGATAATCCTTTGAAAGGTTTTCCATACAACGAATCAGTCAATGAAGGTGCAGAAGTCTATACCATGAAGAAGGGTTCATTTACCCGTAAGGTCGATGGTAAAGAAGCTGACAAGATGAAGAAACAAGGTTGGAAACTGGTTGCAAGAGAAGATATC